TTAGTCGTTGCAGCTGTACTGATACTCGAAGGGGAAGAACACTGTATCGACCACCAGGGAAAACGGCGCGTCGATCAGTAAAAAGGGAATCAGCTTTCCATGGGAGGTGCCGACCAACCACCAGTCCAGGCGCACGCCCTTGTAGGGGCAAGGGTGGTCGTAGTCCATGCGCATCGCCACTGCGGCGCAGCCGCTCAAGCAACTGATCAGCAGCAACAGAATCACTTTCCGAAACACGTAATGTCCTTATTACATCCATCTGCAGAGCGGTGTAGACGTCTCTGCAATACGCCCGTCACCACTTGCCAGTGGTGATGAAAGAGAAATACCTCTGCCAGCAGAAAGACGAGAAAGCCTCTCCAACCGCGTAAATCGCAGAGCGGATTTGAATGTGCAGACCGGAAACGAACAAGGGTTTGCATCAGCTTTCGCCAGCAAACCCTTGAAATAGATGGTGCCCGAAGCCGGAATCGAACCGGCACGCCCTTACGAGCGGGGGATTTTAAGTCCCTTGGCGATAGCATGTAAATCAACAACTTAGATTAATTTTCGTGCCGCAACTGAGGAAAAATAGACGCATTGGAAGCCAATAGAATCAAGGCGTCTATTATTTTTGCGGCAAGAAAATCACCCTCCTCCGGCGTTCTGCCGACCAGTCACCCCTCCCCGTTTGACCGAGCCACCCATTGTCAAGCCAGCCTCCATGCCTGCGCCTGTGTCTGGATTGTTTGTTTTCTGATACATTCCGGTCCGCGCCATCACACCCGCTATCAGACTAAATACATGAACATCAATAATCAAACGAGCAACAAGCAATTAAAGTCACTACAGGCTTTGCGTGGGCTCGGAGCAATATCAGTTGTAATATTTCACGCCTTGTCATTATTCCCTTTTATGAATTTCAGGGCTGGTGCAGCCGGAGTAGATTTATTCTTCGTGATTAGCGGAGTTGTCATGTACTTATCCGTCAAGCCAACAACAAGCCCTTTTGATTTCTTAAAGAAGCGGTGCATTAGAGTCATACCAATGTACTGGATCGCATCAGCAATAGCGGTTGCATACTTCTACGCACGCTATCCAGATGTTCCGCCATCATCAGAACACATCATAAGGTCGTTTCTTTTTGCGCCGCCGCCTGCCGGGTTTAACATGCCGGTTCTTTACCCTGGCTGGACACTGAACTATGAAATGTTTTTCTACGCAGTTCTTGGGCTTATGCTGTGCATCGGGCGGCTGGCCATACCGGCAACCATATGTCTGATAATAACTCTCGGCGCCGCGCTTCCAGAGATACAGATTATTAAGCAGTACTATTTCAACCAAATAATTCTTGAGTTCGCAGCAGGACTGGTAATCGGTCACGCTATAAAGTCAGGATACAGACCGAAAAAACCAGAGGCTGCATTATTTATAGCCGCCTCAATTCTTCTATTTACAATTCATAACATCGCTGTTTCAGATGGCGTTATTGCTTGGGGAATACCCAGCGTTCTCCTGGTACTGGGCGCCATTGGATTTGAAGATTCCAAACTTATCAAGGGCAGAGTTGTGCAATTCCTCGGTGAGTCCAGCTACTCAATCTACTTGTTCCACGCGATCGCAATATGGGTTGTCAGCTGGATATGGCCAGGACAGCCAGGTCCAGAAATGGTATTAGCCGCGGTACTGCTGTCGCTACTGATCGGGGTTATCGCGTTCAAGTACCTCGAGAGCCCCCTGCTGAGGCTTATGACAAAGCCGGCGCGTAGCAGCAGTATTTCTAAGGCGGCAAGCCCCGGCGCTTAGCCGGGGCCCTTTTAATCAGCACTGAGAGGTCAGGGTATGCTGATCTCGTCTGTTGATCCCCAGACAAGCCTAACGCCACCCCTCATTCAACACGACACCACCACGACTGAGCATAAAAGGCGTCTCCGATCTGCTCGACCCCATTCAAGTTCATCCCTCTCTGGGCCATCCCTGTGACTTTCACGTCATGAAGCCGCGGGAGAATGTCAGGCCCAGGGCCTGGATTGAAAACCCAAGCACTGAAAGTCGCCCGACCAAGCTCCTCGTTCTGGCACTCGTAGATGTGAATGTCGCCGCGAATCGGCGGCGTTCGCCTCAACTCTTCCTTGGTAAGCGCCACTCCCAAGAGTCGGCGCGGGGTAATCAGGAAGTACATCGCAAGCCTCAATACTGTATAAAAATACAGCATATTACCTACGACGCCCCGACCATCAATCGGGTGCTGACGAGCGGACCGCCCGTTGGTCTACGTTGAATGAAGTGGACCATCACTTCGGAGGCGAGCATGTGCGGACGTATCGCGCAGTACCACGGCATCCACGACTTTGTTGCCGTGCTCAGCATGCCCGGAGCCCTGATCAACACCGTCGGCGATCAGCCGCTAGGGCGGTACAACGTGCCGCCAACAACGCAGATCGCCCTGCTCCACATGGAAAACGGCGCGCTACATGCTGACCTGCTCAGGTGGTCCTGGAAACCGCACTGGGCAACCAATCGGGCAGAACCCAATGCCCGTTCCGAAAAGGTCGCGCACAACCCCTACTACCGGGCAGCCTGGCCAAATCGAGCGATCACGCCAATAGACGGATGGTTTGAATGGCTTGTGGAGGAAGGCGGAAAACAGCCCTACTACATCCGGCGACGTGATGGTTTGCCCAGCCTATGCGCGTCGATTGGCCATTGGCCGCATGCTGACGAACCCCCTCGGGAGCACGACGGCTTCGTGATCATCACCGCCGACTCCGCTGGCGGCATGGTCGATATTCACGACCGGCGGCCGGTGGTTCTAGCGCCTGAGCTGGCCCTGGAATGGTTGGATCCGGCGACACCCAAGGAGCGGGCCGAGCTGATGCTTATGCACCAGGGCGAGCCATCCGAAGCGTTCGAGTGGTTCAAGGTCGACCGAGCCGCGGGCAACACGAAGAACCAAGGGGCTCACTTGATCGACCCTATCGGCGAGATTCACGGCGGGGCGTTCGTGAATAACGGCTGATACTGCAGCAGTATTGGCTGACAGAAAAACTCAACGGAACGAGGTGGAAAATGGGATTTAACAATCACGGTAATGAGGAGCTACGCCTGGCGTATGACGATCTCGTTGATGAGGGCCTGATTGACCCCGCATCAGATGAGGCGGGAGTGGCAAGACAGGTCATTGATCAGGGCTTTGACTCCATGTCACCAAGGCAAAAGCATATATATGAATCTCGCTTTGAGCCTGTCTTGGTGCGTCGAGCAAAGCAACTTGAGATTCAGCGAATCATTGACTCAAACCCGGATTAATAGCCCGTACATACGCCTGGCACGCCCGCAAGGCGATCAGTCCTTGGTCGCCGTCGTCGGTGATGCCGACAATTCGTTGAGCATGCGCCGGGTCAAGTCGGGCTCGCGGGGCTCCATGAACCATGCTGCCGGTGGCGGCAGTGGCAGGCACTGCACAGCTACTGGCTGTATCCGCGGCGTCGACAAGGACTGACAGCCGCAGGTCAGCAGTAGCAAGGCGGTCACGCAGGCGGCTTTGGTCACGTTGGGCATCGGTCAGGGCTCTGTGATGGGTTTGATCGCTGGCCTGCAGCTGCTGCTCCAGGGCCAGGCGTTTGTCCTGCTCGGCCTGCTGTCGGGCAGCTGCCGCAAGGTTCAGCTGATTCAGGTCGTCATCGTGCTGCCTGGCCTGATCCGCCAGTTGTCGGCCAAAGCGCCAATCCTGGACCTGCCAGGCGACGCCCGCGCCGGCGGCGATCAGCAGGCCGGCCAGCACCAGGGCGCCGGTCAGTTTCTGTAATGGCGTAAACATCGCTAGTCCTCCCAGTCAGGCAGATCCACGGTATGACCGGCCAGCGCATGCGTGCAGTCGCCGAGGAATTGAATGCGGCCATCAGTCACGAATGAGTGGCACACGAACGGGCGCGGCTCGACGTGACCGCCAGCCATCAAGATCGCGTGCTCCTCTTCGGTTACACGCTGAGCGCCGCGAACAAGAATCGACGGTGTAAACGTTGGCGTGTCGACATTACCGTTCCACCCCCACCGGGGGCCGGGGCCTGAACCATGCTGAATGCTGTGCATTTGCTTGCAGCCTGGGCACTCGAACCACAGAGAGCCATCGGCGGCGGTAGCCAGAATGCGGGACAACCTGAGGAAGTAGCTCATGCCAGCGCCCTCCGCACGCCTTCAGCCAGTACGGCGGCCGGGTATTCGTACCCTGCGTTTTCGTGATGGATGATCGCCTTGACGAACCCGGCCATGGCCGGGGCCTGAGTCAGATCGATCTCTGCCCCAGGCCGGGTACCGGTGTTGGCCTCGACGGCGCGCACGTAGGCGGCGGTGTCGTTCTCTACTGCCGGCGCCCAGCGACTGATAATCGCCTTCACCGTCTTGAGCCCGTGCTTGCGCTGGTAGGTCAGCAGCAGCTTGCCCAGTGCGCGGATGCCGTTCTCCGGTGTGTCGAACCGTGCGAACCGCTTCTCAAGCGCTGGGTTGGGTGGGAGCTGGCCCTGCCACTGGTTGGCGGGGTTGTAGTCGATGTTGCCAGGGTTGCGGTTGCGCACCCCGCGCGTTTCGGTTGTCGGCATACTTTTCTCCAGGCGAAAAAAAGCCCGCTCAAGGCGGGCACTTTGCGTTCGGTATTGCGCTACTCGGTTTCAGCGGCGACCAGCATTGGCGCTGCTGCAATGTCCGGAATTGCTGGCTCTACGGGCCAGGCCGGCGCGGTTGGCCATGTCGTCTGGGCGGTGACTTTCCCCAAAGCGAACTTGTAGGCCTTCCAGGTTTTCAGGTTCACAGCCAGGGCGGCCTGCTCGGCGGCGTCCTCTGGCGTGGCTTCGCCGGCTTCAATGCCGTAGCCAAGTGTTTCGATACGGTCTGTGATGCGGTCGATCTGCGCCGCCGCCGTTGCATTTCTTGCCGCCAGCTGCACACGCGAATCCGCCAGGCGTTCAGCCTGGGCCTCCGCCGCATTCATTTCTGCGGTGATCAGCTGGGACCAATCAATCAGTCCAACTGATGGTGTCAACGTGTCATCTACGGCCACGGGCTCGCCACCTGGCAGCGGCTCAGGGAATGCAACCTTCCCGTCCGGCACCGCGATCAGATCGCGCGGAAACATCTGCTCCTGGCTGAAGTTCGCAGGGAACGGGAAGCGCAGCGTGACCACCAGCTCACTGTCGATCATCTCGACCGGGCCGGGCTTGAACCACATGGATTCAACGGCTTCGCCGGGCAGCGTGTCACCTGGCTTCATCCTCGAGAAATCGAAAAGAACCCCGTTGATCGTCAGCGTGTTGCCATCCTTCACAACGTTGTACGGCTCATCGCCGCGCTGTGGACAGAGTTTGATAATCATCAGAACCACCTCCCAACGGCAAAAAGAGTGGCAAGCTTTGCGCCCGCCGCAAGCGGGGTTGCCGATGCAAATCTCACGACCTCACCCGCAGTGGTCCCACTTACGCTCGAGCCGAAAAGGAACGTGTCGTCGCGAGCGGTTATGAGCACATTCGGCCGGGCGATGAAGGGAGCCTGGAAACTCCAGGCAATCCATCCAGACACATACACACCCATCTGCGGGGCATCGATCGCGGTGTAGTAGTTCATAGTGATCCAGCAATGCTGGGTCCCATCTGCCCAGCGCGTATACCGACCGTTCACCCCATTCCCCGACTCGATGATCGCGCCGGTAGGAACCCCGCCGCTTTGCGAGACAGGGCCAACAATGTTGCCCTTCTTGTAGTTCACCGCATCAGCAGCGTACAGCTCGTCAAAGTTGGAGTTGATTTTAATGTTGGCACTGCGCGGAGTGTCGCCGCCCACACCGGTGGGCGCTGTACCGAGCTGAATTACCTGCTTAGCCATTCGGCTGCTCCAAAAAAGAAGCCCTCAAAAGGAGGGCTTTGGTAGTAGGGATCTGATTACAGAGGTCGCATCGGTCTCACGGCAAAAGTGGTTCGCCCATTCTTTGCGGTGCCACCCTCAGAGCTGACCAGCGCCCCGACGTAACCGTTTAGAGTGGAGCGGATGCCGGCGTGAAACCCGCACGGTGTTTCCAGCGTCGAGTTGCCGTTATAGATTTTCCCGCCGATCAGGGTCGACGCCAGGAAGTAATCCGCATAGTCGCCAGTCCACGGCATCTGGCAGCCTGACCAGTAGACCGCGCCCACCTGCTCGCCTCGGTTATCGAGCGACCACCCTTCATTGACCGGAAACCCTCTCATTGAAAGCAGGTTGTCCGCGCCTACAAATATCGTCTCTCCAGTCGCGGACCTCAGCCTGATGTCGTATTCACTGGGAGGTCCCACTGAACGGAACGTCGCCACCAGCCACTTACCACTGCAGTCTGAGCTATTGAAAGGCGGCATCAGCTGCAGCTGAAAACGAAAGCCGGTCCAGTTTCCTGAACTGCCGAGGTTCTCCAGGGTGTGATACATGCCCTGATTCGTCGGGTTTAAGAACACCATGGGAGGATCGGCTGTGGTGATCGCCGCCGGATAAGTGATGGTTGCTGAAGTGATTGTGAGCGGGGCGCCAGGCGGCTTGCCGATCACGTAGCTGCCACTGGCAGCGACCCCGAGAACCCTGTTCACGCTGTCAATCTGAAAGAAGTTCAGACCGTTGCGCGACCTGAATCCGTATTCCATGCCTCCCCCTTATTGATAAGTCAGGATGAAAACGTTCAAGGCGATGCCAGCGCCGCGGCGAACCCTGAGCTGGCCGGTAGACCAGAACACAGCAGGGAGCGCCGAGGAGCTGTTCGAGGCGTCCTGAAGCGTGACGCAAACGAACGAAGTCGCAGTGATCTCCGGCATATTGATGAAGCTGGTGAAGTCGCTGGTGATCGGCGGGACCGTGACCTTCACGGTCACGATCGAGCGAATACCCATGGTCGACGTGTTAAGCGTCTCCACGCCGGCGGCATTTCTTGTTCTGGCTCCATAAAACGCCATTACGAAAGCCTCCCCAGCCCTGCGCGCTCGATATGGTTCAGGTCGTAAACGAAGATGCCGTTGTTGTTCAGCAACGTAGAGCCTTCCGCCGACTGGCCGCGCAGCGTCAACGTCCCTGCTGGAATGTTGATTTCCAGCAACGGCAAGCCTTCGCTGTTGAGTGCTGCTGACCTGAGCGTCATACCGAGCACCAGCTCCTTGATAAAGGCCTGGTTGATAAACGCCTGGTTGATGAAGACCTGACCGTCCTGAACAACAAACGGCACAGCAAGCGCACCACCGCCCATGCCATTCACAACGGCGAAGCGATCGGCACTCACCAGGAACTGGCTTTGGAATACCCCGTTCTGGTTTTCAATGCCGAGCCCGATGCCCGCGGACACGTAACGCCCTGCAGCATCGATCTGCATCTTCACCGACCACATGGTCGAGGCCTTACCGTTCAGGTCCACCTGGGCCTGGCTCACCTCCTGGATTGCAGCGGTATTCTGGCCCATCTGGACTTGGACGGTATCTACGCGCTTGCCGATGGCCACGTCGCCCTCGATCACCGCCGACTGCACCGACCAGACACCAACGAAGCTTTCCGTCGAGCCGGCCAGATCTTCGGTGGAACCGGCCATCGGCGGGTTCACCTGGGCAAACACGCCGTCGACCTTTTCCGAAATCGCTGACACTTCACCCGAAACCACTTGGATGCGGTTGTTGACCGACCCAGGAAGGTCGGCCGGGCCGTCGATCAGGTTGATTCGCTCGCCCAGGTGCTGGCCGAGGGCAGATTCGCCGATCTGGCCTTCGAAGTACTCCTCGTATTCACTCTGGTCAGAGCTGGCCTGGCCATTGACCCCGACACCGGTCGGATACCACGGCCCGACGTTGCCGGTGCGGTCGACCAGGCGAGCCCAGAAGAAGAACGAGGCACCCGCCAGGAGGGCATGCATTTCGTGCCGCGCCTGCGGATAGGCGAAGTCGCCCAGCTTGATCGCGTCGGCCTGCGAAGTGGTCTTGCTGTACCAGATCTCCGTCCGCTGGGTGTCTTCGGCGCCTGCAGGGAAGCCCCAATCCAGGCGGATGCCGTAGACCAGGCTCGTCGGCGTCAGGAACGACACCGACGGCGGTAGCCCCTCCTTGCCCTTGAGATCGGTCAGGTTCGAGCTTTTCCAGATCGAGGAGATATCGAAGGCACTCACCGCCCGCACCCGCGCCAGGTAGGCGCCGGCGTAGATGCCAACAACATCGACCGAGGCTGTACCGGTGCGCTGCAGGCGGATCCAGTTGCCGCTGTCCTTGCGCCACTCAACGTCATACGCCACCGCCCCTTCCACCGCTGGCCATGCAATGGTCATGGTGCTGACCGCCAGGCCCTGGTCAACGGCGTAGCCGGAGGTCAGCGTTACGCTCGCCGGCGGCGGCACGGTAGTCACCGGGATGACGCTGATTGGCCGCTCCTCGAGTTTGGCGCCGGTGTCGATTGCGGCGAACTTGCTCGGGTTGAACTCCAAGGCGGTGAACTCGTACTCGTCCTCGGTCGTGCGCACGCGCTTTAGGACGCGAAACAGCTGGATGGCCAAGTCTTCGTAGTCGATCGCCCACTGCAGTTCAGGCTCGGGCTGCAGGGCATAGGTGGTGGTCACGGTCACCGCGCGGCCGCTGACCGACTGCACGGTCCTGCCCTGGGCGGTGCCGTTGGGCAGGTTGATGATCAGGCGATCACCAGCCTTGATTGGCGTGTCCCGATCAAGAGTGATCACCCGGCCCGCCGCGGCCGAGATGCGACCGCCGTTCGGCCTGCCCGCCACCAGTTCGTCGGCCACAGGGATGACGAAGCCCGGCAGCACATTCGCCCCCTCCATGCCCGTTTTGAACGAGACGGTACGGTCCTGGCTGTTGCTCAGCAGCGCCCACTTACCGCGGCGCTGGGCTTCACTGGCCCGCGTGCAGCCAATGGCCGAGATCTCGATGGGTCGATCCCGGTACCGGCGCTGCAACGCTATGTCCGTAACCGGGACCACATCGGTATCGTAGTTGTTCGCCGGGTTGTCGTAGCTCACCAGCGCGCGACTGTAGTGCGTGTCGCGGCCCGCGCCGCCGTAAACGAAATCGCCGTCGATTACGTTCGACCTGGTGAAGACGTAGTCGATGTCCTGCGCGCGCGGCATGTCGGCCTGCATGTACAGCGCGCCCTGTGCCCAATAGACCATGCCTCGGTAGATCGCCGAGAGGTCGCGCAGCAGCGTCCAGGCCTCGGCCTTGCCCTGCAGGTTCAGGTCACACAGATAGCGCGGCTCCATGCCGCCCACGCCGTTCGGTACCAGCTGGTCGCAGTACTGGGAGATGCGATACATCTCCCACTTGTCGACCATCCATGGCTGGATGCGTTTGCCCAGACCGAACCGATCGTTAACGCACAAGCCGTAGGTTGCCCATACCGGATTGTTGGTCCAGGCCTGCTTGAATGTGCCGTCCCACACGCCAGTGTAGGTGCGGGCCACCGGGTCGTAGTTGCTCGGCACAGGCCATCGCTGGGCGTTGCAGTCCACAGTCACGGCCGGGATGTTCTGGAACTGCTCAGCATCGAACTCGATGTACAGCAGCGCGGTGTTCGGGTAGCGCAGCTTCTGGTCGATGATCTCGGTGTAACCGGCGATGGTCATCGTGTCGGCAATAGTGCCGCTGTTGGCGTTTGGCGTGATGCGGCGAACACGGAAAGCCCAGCCGGACGTGGCCGGTGGAAGGCTTACGGGATCAGAGCGCTGATAGCCGTTGGTGGTCTTGCCGTCCACAGCGCTACGAAGGGACTCTACAAACGCCCCGCCGTCGGTGGAAACGTCGATGGCGTACTCGATCCGGTAGCCATTGGTGTTGCCGCTGCTGTCTTGACTGACCAACCGTGGCCAGGAAAAGCGCACGCGGAATCTGGATAGCTGAATGTTGCTCAGGGTTCGGGTGAAGGGGTTGTCGCTACGCAGCTCGACGTTTACCGTCGTCTCGTTCTCGATCGCAGGGATGCCTTTGATGTAGTCCTGTTCGATCGATCCAGGGCGCCATTCCCACTTTACCCCGGGGAAATTGATGTTCCCGCTCGCGTCCTTGATCGGTGTGTTGTCGAGGTAGATATCACGGTCGGTCGGCGTGCCGTCAAACTCGCCCTCGCCAACTGCCAGCAGGATCTTGGCGATGTTGGTAGACCGCAGGCTGTCGGGAGCTTCGTAGGGAGCCTTGGGCTTCTTCTCGCCACCCTTGGCGCCGTTTACTTCTGGCAGGAGTGCTGCGCCCATACTTTCCTCCGGGCAATAAAAAACCGCCCGTGGGCGGTTGATGATATTTCGTGCTGGGTGCTACGCCTTGTCTTCGGCGCGGATAGATGCGGAGATAATCGCCCCGCCCCAGCGGCGCTTGCCGATACAGATCGGGACAGGGTTGCCGCTGGCGGTTGTGTTCTTTGCGCTCCCGAAAGCGTATGACGGCATGTTCTCCGGGGCTCCGCTCATGGACAGCCCCTTTGCCTGGGGGCTGAGCATCTGGATGACGCCGCCGGCTACCATAGCGATACCAGCAGGCGCCAGGCTTGGAAACCAGATACTTGCAACAAGTAGGGCCGCACCAAGAACTGTCTGCAGTATCCCGCCGCGCTTGCTTCCCTCGACAACTGGAACCACGCGAATCTCCCTGGTCCCCGCCCGGTCGAAGTCGTTAATTCCAACGTTCTTTCCATTGCGAAAAATAGCGAATCTCATGCCCAAACTATCCAGTCGACGAATCTCTTCCTCAAAGCCCTGAATAGTATTTTTCAAAGCTTTGAACACCTCCCAGGACTGCCCAGAATCAAGCTGTCGCCGATGCATTCGGCCAAATTTCCCGGCAAGAGAACCTGAAAGTTTGATGATTGTCATTGGTTGATACAGTGCCGCTGCGCCCATACTTTTCTCCAGGCAATAAAAAACCGCCCGGAGGCGGCTGTAAAAATTGACACTTTCAGAGACAGGACTTAACCGCTGCTTCGATTGCACTGCGACCTGGCATAGCAGACCAAGCCATTCGCTGACGCAGCGTGACCTGGCTACCGGATGCAATCCTTTTTACATCTAGCAACTCATCCGCCATGCTGTTGCTCGCGACCCAAAGCCGATACCCGGATTCAGTCTCCACCATCGATGAATCAGTTCGGGCGGCCTGCCACTTTGGGAAAACACAGAGCGCATAACGTTTTGGGTCTTTCGCTGTCGAAACCTTGATGCTTGGGTTGTTGCCCTCCAGGTCTCCGGGCGAGACACACCCCGCCAACATCGCCACCGCCAACGCTCCTACGAAAAATCTCATGCAGGTCACTCCTGTGGAAATGCGGGCAATGTAGCACTGGGCTGGCTGGAACAAGAAACCAACGTGCCACAAAACGTTATTTGAAGCTTGCAGGAATGGTTGGCACTTCGACGACCTTCCCGTCCACCATTCTGAAGGAAATCACGCGGCTCGTACCGGTCATTCCGTTCGCATGGCTCCAAACCCACATCTGACCATCAGCTCGGGAAACTACAGAATACGGAGGACCCATGATCTGGGTAACTTCATCCTCGGTCATTCCGATCTTTACCTTCCTGGCTTCATCATACGAAAAATTTGTTCCGGCACAGCCAGAGAGCACAAGTGCAAGACCGACTGCGGCAACGAAATTGATAATCCTCATGATTCATCCTCGTCCTGAAAGCACCGACTGTACCCTGGTTTCGCCTGTACGAATCCCCAGTAACACCCCGCTCCCCGCCGATAGTAGCCTCCTGCCACACGCAACGGATTCCCCAGTCCTTTGCCTGCAAGCCCAAGGACTGGGATTGCGCCAATTTCGGCGCGGATAAGGCAAGGATATCTCATGAGCGCAGAAGAAGACTTTAAACCTCGCCCACCATTTTCAATCGACTGGGTGCGCCAATATGACAACGGCCCCTCAGACCCGCATCTACATGCAATGGGTCAGTTCATCGTAAATTACTCAGCAGTTGAGTGGAAAATAGCGGAGCTATTCGCCATTGCTCTCGGAAAAACGGTTGGGGAGGCGCAGCGTCTTTCTATTGAAACCAATATGCCCATGGCGGGCATGATCAGGTATGCCAAGTTCAAGTTGACCGAGGCATCGAGCCGCCACGCTGAAACAGCCAAAGATCTTGCTATCTCTTTTGAAGCGTTTGAGCGAGTTTCTCCAATTCGACACAAAATTGTCCATTGGCAATGGGGGCTAAACGAAGGTGAAACCGCGACCCTGACAGACCTTATCAAGCCCAAAAGCCCCACAAAAGCCAATGCGAGCTTGACGCTGGATGAGCTGAGAGATCACTGCCTAACTCTAATGAAAATTTGCCGCGCCATTGGCTTTGGGGTTGAGATTATTTCGGGGCGCTGGACTCGAGAACAGATTCTCGAAGCCCACAAAGGCACATCTCCTGAAAAGCTCTTTCGACCGTAAGACGAGATAGCGGCCACTCGTCAGTCTCTTCGAGAACAGATAGCCCTGCCTCAATCATTGCAGCAGACACTGGGATGTGTTCCGGAAGAAAGCTCATTGGATCTGGAAATCTATCTGTCCTCGACATAACGCTCCCTGCAGCCCTGCCGCATCATGTAGTTGGTTGTGCATCTTTGTGCCTGAGGATCAGGCGTGTTCGATCGAGCCATGGCCCGCCGAAAACAATGATCTCGCTTGGACGGCCATACAGATGGTGCAGTAGGAAAGGCCCTGAGCCGAGCACCTCGGCAGACTCCCCGGGCAGCTCCGGATCGGCACCGAGGTAGATCCCTGCATGGTTCGGGTGCGCGGTGCGGCCCACGGACATGACGATCATGTCGCCGCGCCGCGGCTGGTCGACCTGCACGAATCCTGCCGCTTCATAGGCCTGCTCGTAGAGGCTCGGCCCGACCGGGTCCTCCCACCAGCCATCAGCGCGCTGGAAGGCTTCAAACTCCAGCCCCCACTCACGTTTGTACCAGTCCGCGCAGACCTGCCAACAGTCCCAGGCGCCATGCACGAATGGACGCTTGAGCAACGGCGTGTTGCCCGCCGGCGCGATGGTACGCAGATCTCCCTCGGGCCAGCTCAGGATGTGCCAGGGAAGCGCCGTGGCCTCACACATGGCCAGGTCACGCGGCGACGGTCTGCTGGTGGCATCAGGATGCGAATGCACGATGCCGATCACCTCGCCCAGGTCTTCCGCTTCGGCGTACTGCTCAGGCGCGATGCGGAATTCCTCGGTTGGCTCAGTGGCCACGTTGGTGCACGGGTAGTAGATCTGCTTGCGGTCCACCGCCAGCAGCAGCCCGCAGCACTCGCGCGGGTATTCCGCCGCAGCGTGCTCTTGCACGGCGGCGAGGATGTGTTTGCGCATGATCAGCTCCGGGCAATAAGAGATACGGCGGGGAAGCCGCCGAACGGCAGCGGGTTGCCTACACCGAAGCGCGGCACGCACCCGGTGCCCAGGCAGCCGTCGCATTCATCTAGTTCAGGGTTGTCAGTGAGGTTGCCATCCTTATCGCGGTACGGCCCTGTGTATCCGCAGTTGGGCCCGCGGTAGCCATTGGTCATGGCCCAGTGACATAGCGTGGTCATCTGCCGGCCGATCGTCTCACCGCCAACGTCTCCGGGGCTGGCCAGCTCCCAGGTTACTGTCTGGCCGTTCTCCGATACCTTCTGGTCGATGTACCAGACCTCGATACTCTCCTGGGTCGGGTCAGCTTCAGGGTTGCCGCCGGGGAAATTGACCGCGTCCAGGTACTGGCCAAGCGTCTTGCGGATGGTCAACTTGAACTCGAGCAGGTCATCGAAGGCCAGGCACAGGGCTGTGATGCGACCATTGACATTGCCGACCGACAGCGTCGGGCGCACAGCAGTACCGTCCGAGTTCGCCTCGATGCCTTCCACCTGCAGCGGCCAAGCACCGTATTCACTGCCCTGCCACCAGATCGACTTGGCCGGAAGCTGGTCGGCATTCGACCCCGCCACCAGTAGCTCCTCGGGCGTATGCGGGATTGCATGCCCATGGAACCGCAGCACGTCGGCACCGAAGTCCGAGCCGTCCAGCTCGAACAGCAGCACCTCACTGCCAGGCTCCAGCTTCTGTATGTCACTGATCAGTGGCATGGTTGCCCCTTATGGATGAAAGGCACGGTCAAAGGTGGCCGTGAGTTTGAAAACGTCCCCGCCCACCGGGGTGGGAACAGGATTTTTGCAGGTGAACAGGCCAAGCTGACCAAGCGGCGTTGTCCAGAGGAAAGCCTTCGCGCCGGCATGCCGGTCGAGGAAAGCCATGATCTCCAACACCCTGGCCTTCGTGCCGCTGAAGGTGATTGGGTAAGAGTCCACTTTGTTGTTGGGACCGTCGCCGGCCTCCTGCTTGTAGCCGTCACCGAATTGAGAGGTGCGCACCCGATAAGTGATCTCGGGTGCATCCCCGTTCTGGGTTGGCCAAATGAATGTTTCGATAGCCATCAGGCCCTCCCGTTTGTGTTCCTGAAACTGGTACCACCGGCGCGCCACGAATCCGCCACAGCCTTTTCGGCTACCGCTTTCATCTGAGCCTGAAGGCTTTGCTGAAGAGCTTGCTGGTCGAGCTGCATGCCCTCCCCGCTACGGTCCTGCGTGACGATGCTCACCGGTGCGTTGATCTGGATGTTTGGCCCGCCGCTACCACTCATAGCCGCTATTCCAGCCCCACCTCCAGAGCTCAGGGGCGTAACGCTGCCTCCATTTGCCCCAGTCATCAGGAATGACCGGCCGCCCTCGTTGTACAACTCCGGCCCCAGTTCGTTGACCTCGTACAGAGAGTTGGGCGCAACAGGACCGCCAGCAGCTCGATATCCAGAGAAATCGACCCCGGTATAACCAGCCTGTGTGCTACCAGCAGAAGCCGCCCCGGTACCGCTACCACTACCGGTGAAATAGCTGGTTGCTGCCCCCACCAAGCTGCCCAGCAATGCTGAGCTCGCTTGACGCGTGGCAATACGCGCCATATCCGCCAGCACCGACTTGGTGAAGTCGGAAAACGAGCCCTTTCCGGTCACCGCGAAGTTGACGGCTGCGTCCTCCATGGAGCTGTAGGCGCTGGTGAACAAGCTTTTTGTTTGGCCTGCGACGTCACGAGCCGACTCCAGGTAGTTCTGCCAGGCCGATGTAGCGCCGGCGCTCCAGCTACCCTGGGCAGCGGTCATCTCGTCGTAGTTGGCGATCGCTGCTTCCTGCAGATCACGCTGCGTCTTATCCAGGGCTGCCAGTTTCTGGTTGTACTCGTCGAGGCTCATGCCTCGGGAGCCGTCACCGTACTGGTTGGCCAAGTCCAGGCGTTGCTGATTGACGCGGTCGTCGATGGCGTTCTGCTGGTCGGTCAGGCCGCGCTGCCGGTCACCTTGCCCAAGGCCGGCGGCCGCACGCTGCCCCTGCCGGCGCAAAGTGTCGACTTGCTGCTGCAAGGCGCCGGTATAGGTGCTGACAGCCAGGGCCTGCTTCTTGAGCCGGCCCTCCTCGTTCGAGGCCAGTACGGCCAGTTCCGAGTCGGCATCCTTCTGCGCCTTGACCATTGCCGCGCGAGCGTCAGCGATCTTCTGGTCCAGCTGGATGCGCTGGGCAGCTGAGGTGCCGGCCTTGCCCTTGGTCGCTTCGAGCGCCGAGATTTCCGCCTCGTAAGCCGCGGTAACCTCGTCGCGCTCATTGCCGATCATGGCCTGGCGCTTGAGCAGGTAGTCGGCCTGGGAGACCAGGCCGGCCTTCTGCGCGGCGTCCAGTTCCTTCTGGGCGTTTTTGTACTCGGACAGGATGCCGGTGAGCGCGTTTTTCGAGTCGTTGAAGCTGGTCAGGTCGACGGCGCCCGCCGGTGTTTTCGAGTCCTTGAACTTGTCGTTGATATTCGCGATGTTCTTGTCGACCACCGCCTGATTCAGGCGTGCATCGTTGGGGCTGACTTTGCGGATATCGTCGATCTGCCGCTTGTACTCCTTCAGTGCGTCGGCGCGCTTCTGCTCGTTCGTCCAGGAGGATTTCGTCAGGGCATCGACCTTGCCCATCGCGGTGACAGCATCCTGTTGGGCTTTAGCCTGCTCACCTTCCCACTTGGCAATGTCCGCCGCTGCGGCCTTCTGATCCTCCAGCATATTGAGCTGGTTGCTGTAGAGCTCGACCATCTCCTTCTGGTTCTGGAACGCTCCAACATTTCCGGACTGAGCCTGCTCCAGGTTCCGCCGGGCCTGTTCGATATCAGCGTCGATATCGGGGCGGCCCAGGTTCTTCAGGTTGTCCGCTGCCCGCGCTACTGCGTTGTAGCCCTTCTCCCAGAAGCTCAGGTTTTCGAGGATCCGCGGCGTACGCTCGTTGATCGCGTCAGCGTATTGCTCAGTCGCCAGCTTTACCGCGCCGGCGTGATCACCCTGCTCTTCAAGCGCAGCGATCTGCGAGTAAACCGAAGCGGTCAGGTAGTGGTATTGCTCGTTAAGCGCAGCCGAAGCCTTTACCGGCTCGTCGGCGATCTTCGCAAACTCGGCGATCGTGTCCTTGACCGCCTTTCCGGTAGCTTCCTGCATCGACACTGCAGCCTGGGTAATACCCAGGAAGCTCTCGCCCGCGATTTTGCCGTTCCCTGCCAACAGCGCCAGGACTTCAGCGGCCTGCCCGGTAGTGCCGACGGTTGCGCCGACCTGGCGCGCCATATCGCCAAGCTGCCCAGCGCTCACCCCGGCAAAGTTGCCGGTCCCAATCAGCGATTCGTTGTACTTGTCCTGCTCTTTGGTGCCCTTGTAATAACTGAATCCGAGAGCAGTGACTGCAGCAGTGACCAAAGCGATAGGCGCCAGAATGGCCAACAACCCAGCCGCCGAAGCGCCAGCACCAGCGCCCAACTGAGCCACGGCGCGAACACCGCTGCCCCAGTCACCGGACGACAGCGCGTTACCGAGCTGCACGACGTTTTCCTGAGCCTGGCGGGTGCCGAGGCGAAGCTTGTCAAAGCCGGAGGCGGTCTTTTCGAGCTTGGCGTAGTCCTTGTCGATTTTGCTCAGCGCGGAGTTGTACTGCTCTTGGCTGATACGGCCAGCATCCAGGTGCTTGCCCAGGTCCTCGATCTGCTTGTCGAGCTTGGCTACCGCCGCCATGGCCGGGTTGATGGCTCCCAACAGGCTGTTGAGAGCCTTCTGCTCGTCCAGGGTGGACTTGACCAGCGCGGCTTGCTGCTTGTCGAGTTGCGCGGTGATCTTCGCAAACTCTGCCTCGCCGTAGGCGCCGGTCTTGGTCAGCCTGGCCAGCGCGTCACGCTGCTTGGCCAACTCCTGGGTGGACTTAGCTCCAGATGACAGCGACTTCTCCAGCGCCTGCATCTCGTTCATCAGGCCGGCAGCAGACTGTTCAGCCCGGGTGCCGGCCTTCGTCATCTTGTCGAGGTCGGTTGCAGCCTGAGCAGCATCAGCGGAGTCGACGCGGATCCCCAGTTCAGCGATGTTCATCGACTCACCTTGAATAGTTGCCCGCGGTCACGGGCTGGTTTCTCTGGCCTCAGCCATTACGGCGAGGGCTTCGGCCTCCATGACGCGGATGTCTTGGAAAATCGCGACTCGTTCCTTTGCTGGAACACCGGTCAATCGCATCACGCTGGGCAGCACGCCGTAATCCAGGCCAATCGCGCCGCCAGAGCCTGTACGCCACTGGGTACCCATCGATTCCATGACGACAAAAGCTTTCCAGTTCTCTGGAAAGACCTCGATCACCTCTTCAGGAAGATCCTTGCGGAGCATGCCGAAAGCCTGCAGCTCGGCATCCGACGGGCCAGGCTCGTACAGTGCACGGGCGGCGCTGGTCAGTTTCCCAGGCGCGCCTTCTTGTATGCCTCCTGGTAGGCATCGACGACAGCCTCGGCGGAGCCGCTGCAGGTCTTCACCAGCTCAACGATGGACTCGTCGCAGAACGGATCATCGAAGCCCCAGCCAACAACCAGATCCTTGATCTGCTGGGTTTGCTGCTCGATGTCGGCAGCGATCACTTCGGAGAGCGAGGGTTCGCCCCCCTTGAAGCGCTCCTGCACTTCCTTGTGCTGCTCGTTCCAGGTATCGAACAGCGCCGCCAGGTCGACACGGTCGCGGTGCCTGAACTCGAAATCCACCTTCAGCGGATCGGCGCCCACTCGGGGAATCATCACCCCCGCCTTGAAGGTGGCGGCTTGAGCAATCTTGAACGTAGCCATGAGCCTTCCTTACGCCGCGGCGCTGTAACGGGTTGGCCGGCCGGTCAGCGAGATGCTGATGGTGCGGGTCATCAGGTTGTTGCGGGACAGCGCCGGCGTCGAGGTGATCGAGACATAGGCGTTGTAGAGGATCGAGTCGCCATTTGGCAGGTTCAGGCGCAGCACGCGCGGCTCCTTGTCCTCGTCGGCAGCCTCGACGATGGCCACATACGGCAGCGACTGATCGTCAGCCACGGTCACCGACAGGCTGATCGGGTTCTTGGTGGTCGGGATCTGGCGATCATCGTCGTCAGCGAGGAAGCCGAAGGTCAGGAACTGCTGGTCGCCACCACTCGACGTCATGTCGGTGATCTGCGAGATCTCGGCAAAGCTGGTCACCTCACGCACCGAGCCCGCACCGGAGCCTGCCGGGTATGCCTGGGTACTGGTGGTGTTGATGTTCTCCAGGCCGAAAGTGCCGCTGGTGATGTCAGAAACGCGCGCAGCACGCCCATTCAGGCGGGTCCAGCCGGACGTCACGGCGACGACGTCACCCTCAGCCAGGCCGTGGGCGGCAGCGGTTGCTACAGCTGGATTGGCATTGCTCAGGGCCGTGACAAGGACCGCAGTGCCGTAGGCTGCTGCGATTTCGAAGGTCGAGCCGTTGGGGAGTTTGAAACTCATCGGGTTTTCCTCTTTGCAGAAATGACAAAACCCGCTCAATGGCGGGTTCTGGGGTTGCCCAACGGGCGGATTAGTTGGTGTCGGAGCGGTACTGAAACGAGACCGGGACGGTGTATGTGGTGTCGGCCGGGATTCCCGGCCCCTGGTCTACCGGCGTCATGGTCACGACGGTCAGGGTGTCCTTGCTGTTCCGCTCGTACAGCGGGAACAGCGCAACGATCTGGTCAGCCAATGCCCCGGCAGCACCGCGGTACTTGCCGGCCGGAGTAACAATGCTGACCTGGAACACGCCGGTGTATAGCCGGTGATCGCCACCGAGCGTGTTGCTCGCAGTGTCGGCAGGCAAGGTGAATGCCCGTAGATAGGTTTCTCCATTAGCAGGTTGGTAGACCTCGTTCTCGACCACAACCTTCAGCGGTGCAGGCAAAGCCTTCGCCCAGCCGATGACCCTGGCCTCGTAGATCGAGGCAATCACGTTGTGGCTCATACCTGATTGTTCCTGATGGCTTCCTGCACGATCTGCTGGAAGCGAGCGACGGTGATGCGGACCATCCCCTTGGGAGCCTGGGTCGAATGCCCGAACTCCAGCGGAATGGCGTATGGCAGGTTGTTGATGAGGTAGGCAACTTGGCCGGCGGTGAAGTCGCTGACCGCCGAAACCAGTGCAGCTATCGTCTCTTGGCCGTCCGGATCAACCTCGTCGAAGGTGACGTTCTCGACCACATCTATCGAGAGGTGCCAGTTCGCCCGGAACCGGCCGCCGACGTAGCCTTCAGGTGCAACGATATCCATGCCGTCGTTCAGCTTACGCCCAGGCTTCAGCCGGCCGGCCTTCGTCAGATTGGCCGGGTCGCTACGCAGCGCGGTGTTGTGCTCGTCGACTGCCTTGTTGTACTGAGTCGCCACGGCGTTCTGCGCCCAGATCTCAGGGTTGCCCACGGGCGACATGCGGATCAGGCTGCTACCGACCTCGATGATGATTTCGCGCAGACTGGCATCAATGGCTTCCGTGGCCTGGGCTGCGAACTCGGCAAGGCTTAGGGCGAAGCTGCCGGACTGGCCGGCCCCTGCCCGACTCACGATCTCACCTGCAGCTCGTACAGGATGGGTGTGCCGGCCGGGTTGATCTCCTTCAGCGGTGGGATGATTGTCCAGGTGCGGCCCTGGACAACGACCTTGTTCAGCAGGCCCGGCGCCCACTCAAGCCCGCGGGCTGCGATCTTGAGCTTCTTGTCCCCGACCTTGATCAGGCTGTTGGCCTGGAACTCCTGACCGGTGAAGTCGAGCAGGATGCCTTTTGCGGTTTGCTCGGTAACGGTGTCAGGCCCTGCTGTTCCAGTGCCCGGATCGTACTCACCGGGCTTGATGTCGCGGATGAGCACAGGTTGGCCGAACTCTGTGATCATCTCCAGAGCCATCACGGCCATTTCGTCGTAGAAGGTGGCCATGAGGGCTCCGTTTCATTATGCACGCACCGCGAACAGCCCGCGCTTCTGTAGGTAGTCGGCAAACTGCGTAGCGCTCGGCCGATCTGGTGCTGCCGGCAACAGTCGACCGCTGGTGTTGGGGATCGTCGCATACTCGCGATCAACCGCGCCTTCAACCCGTTCCCGGGTGACCGCACCTTTGCGCTTCTCGATCGGGTCTATGTCGTCGGTATGGATCTCGGCAGCCAGGGCCATCTGGCCGTACTGGATGCGCGCCGGCAGGTAGTTGTCGGGCTTGATCTCGCAATCAAGCTCAACGCCACGCCGCGGCCAGGCCAGCGCCTGGTCGCTATCCATCTTGCGGCCCTTCCAGGTCATGCCATCCATCGCCAAGGCAGCCCTACGCAGCAGCGCTTCCTGTGCTGGCGCTTCCGCAGGAATGGTCACGCCGAACTTCACGGCGTACATGGCCAGGTCCTCGGCGGAGGCGTAGCTTTCGGCGTCAGGCTTACCGGTACCGTCCTCGATGATGAGTGTCATGAATCAGCTCGCTGTGTGTTTGGGGATCGGGCACCGGTTTCCAAGCGCCCAAGTTGTTACGCCTTTTGCAGATCAGCAACCGCCTTTTCCAGCGATTCTACCGAAGCATTCGCCCGGTATTGCACTCCAGCCGCATCGAGCTGCGCTTTGAGGCCGGCGATCTTCTCGGCGCTGTCACCCGGCTGATCTACTGCCGCCTTGAGGCGTGCGACTTCGGCGCGGAGCGATTCAGCCTCGCCCACCAGGTTGTCGCGCTCGCCCTTGAGGGAGACGACACCTTCGTGAATGGCCTTCAGCGCGTTGAACAGCCGGATCGGCAGCTCGCCATCACCTGGGCGTTCCAGGGTCGACTTGTCTTCAGCAGCTTCGATCAGTCGCAGGATTCCGGCGCGCTCGGTACGGAGGTTGTCGTTCTCCTGCTCCAGACCGGCAATGATGTCGGCGCCGCCCGAATCAACCGACTGGCTGATCAAAGGCTTCATCACCGAGACCTCGACGCCCAACGCCTCATAAGCATCGACCACCTTCGGCCAATCACCAATCACGACTGCATGGGTCACACCCGCCTCGGGTCGATCAAAGTGAGCTGGATTGCGGTACCGCTTTTCCGGGTCGAAGTCCGAATTCTGAGTGGAGTAAACCAGTTCCATAAAAGTCTCCATAGCGGCCATCGCTGGCCGCTGTCAGGGCCAGTATCAGCCGCCAGCTGGTGGCGTGGTGGTCAGGGTGATCATCACGCCGGCAGTGACCTTGTCGCTGCCGGCATGCTTGATCCAGTTGGCCGCAGAGCCGACCGCAGCCAGCGTTGGGTTCGAGCCACCGACTGCGTCCTTCCAGCTGTAGCCCAACACGTCGATGTTGACGGTACCTTCGGCGCGGTAACCGATAGCCAGGTTCTCCTCGTCGTCGACGGTGTAGGAGCGGAAGCCTGGGGCCTGGGACTCGGTGATCACCACCGCATTGGGCAGCAGACCGAAGATCACGTCGGCCGGCGCGGTGTCGGTCACCAGTACCGGCTTGCCGAGAGTGCCCGGCAGACCGCCATAGATGACGACGCCAGCTTCCTCGTAGATCTTGTTGGTGATGGCCTCGTCGACAATGTCGAAGTAGGCGCTGGAGTGCATGACCCACAGGGCGATACGGCCGAACTTGTCACCGAACTTGCGCATGCCACGGGTCAGAGTCTTCTTGCCATCGGTTTCGATATTGGCAGTGACCACCATGCCGGCGTTGGAGCCGATGGCGGCACGCAGAGCCGCGGTGGCGTACTGGATGAAGCCTTCCAGAGTGGCATCAGCAACATCGGCACCGATGATTTGGGAGAACTCGTCTACCGGACGGCCGCGGCGCTTGAACAACTCTTCGGTGGTCTGGTACGGGCCATATTTCCACGGAGCCTTGACGCCAACAGCCTCGCCGGCGCCGATCTTCTTCGCGGTCACCTTACTGGTGGAGTTGACATCGCGATGCTCCAACGAACCACCGATCTTGTAGAAGGCACGCTTACGGAAATCGCCTTCAATCAGCTCGTTGTCGAGCACGATCGCACCATTGGACGATGCGTTGAACACATCCAGGTTGTCCTGGACACGCTCCAGGTATGCGGTTTGCGCCTCATCGTTGTAGATGATCAGGTCGCTATTAACAGTCGTTGCCATGGGTGAATCCCCTTACTTGGGCAATTGCAGGAATGCGGTTTGGCCGTGCTTGCGCTGGTAGTCGCGCTTCTGCTCGGCAGTCATTTCGGAGCGCTTGAATGCAGCCTGGCCGCTACCCCCGCCCGGGGCTTGTGTGCCTGAAGCCCTTGGCCACAGGTGAGGTGCGCTTTCGCGCAGAGATTCCGCCCACTCGAGCGGCGTCAGAGGGGTCTTGCCGTCTTTGCCGAGGATGACCTGACCAGACTCATCAACGGCAACCGCTTCGCCCTCTTCGTTCAGCGAGAACACGCCTTTGGCGCGCAGGATGATGTCGTCGGTTGCTTCTGGCAGTGCACCGGCTTTCAGTGCTGCACCGCGCACCGAGTCGCCCAGGACCTTGCCCTGGAACTTGGCGGCGAACGCCTCAGCCTTCTCAGCTCGCGCAGTGACTATCTTCAACTGCTTGTCGTAGTCACCACGCAGGCGCTCGGTACGGCGATTGAAGACCTCATCCACCTTGCCCTCAGTCAGCAGCTTTGTTTCTTCGTCTTGGCCAGCCCGGCTGAGCAAGCCTTTGACGGCGTCGATATCGATGCCTTCAAACTGGGTCTCGAACTGGCTGAGCTTGCCAGAGGTTTCCTTCAGCTTGCTCAGCAGTTCGGTGTTTTTGGTTTTCAGCCCGGAAACGGATGCTTCAACGGCAGTCGCGATAGCGGCCTTGATTGCCGGGTTTTCCAGGTCGATTTCGTTTTCTTCTGCCACGTTGATGCACCCCTTGGGTATGTGCTGCCCGCTTTGCAGGCATAAAAAAACCCGGCACATGGCCGGGTTCGATTTGATTTAGCGTTTAGGTATTCGATCTGCTTCTGGAACTAACTGATTTATTCGCTTGAGCATTACCATCAGACCTCCATGTAGACCAGTCTTCGTGGCCTTCCGCCCAGAAAGCTCCGCCTGAATAAGATGTCCTGGACCGTTATAGATCTCCTCGAACGTCCCATCTCGATTCATTCGAATACCGAGGTAGTAATCAGGCACGTGGTGTACCGGAAAGGTAAGGCTGGTGCCGAAGGTGGTTTTTATTTGCACTTTCCGCCCATCATCCGTGACGGCGTCATGGTGCTTGGTCAGCCCGTCATTCAGAGTCAAGCCATAAGCCAAGCTGGCAACGACTTCGCCGATATCGCCAACAAGGCGACCATCAGGTGTGAAAGGCTTACCCGGGTAGGCCTCTTGTAGCATTGAGACGGCACTGAAAAGTCCTTTTAAAGCCTCTTCGATTTTCCGTTGAATGACCTGATCCATAACGGCTCCTTGATATGAGCCACAAATCCTATATCAGATTCCCGCACGTTCGAATGCCAACGGCTCCAGCCCTTTCATCCGCACCAACGTCAACGGTGCAAAGTTGCGATCAAGCTGCAGTTCCGCGAAGCGCTCGACGCTCAGGCCACCCTCGCGAAACAACTTGGCCCGCACCGGCCCGATTGCCACGTCCTGGAACGAAGCAGGCTGCTGCTGGAGCCAATGGTAGTAATCCAGGCTCGCACTGACCTGCCCTACTCCATCAGCACCCACTGCGGCCCGCGTGGCACCCTTGGCGAATATCTCGCTGAGCTTAGTCAGCAGCACGAACGTGGTACGGCAATTCGGGTGAAACGGCGGCCTGGGCCCGGAGTCGACCGGGAACCGGCGCTTGTCCATCGACCGGCATTGCTGACTGGTCTTGCTGTCCAGGGTGGCGACCATCTCAACTTCGGACACGATGTCCGTGTTGGCCTTGGCCACCTCCATGCGCGCCTGAGACGACACATGCTGGATCGCTGTATGCACGACCGTGCTGGCATTGCGGTTGGTGGTGGCGAGAATACCGTCCTTGTAGCCCGCGGCCTTGGTGCCGCGGATGTTGCGGATGATCTGGAAGTTGGTCTGCCCTTCGAAGAAGCCCTGCCGAATCGTGCCGGTGACCCGGTCGAGCTCTGCACTGGTCCAGCCCTTGATGAATGACTTCAGCAGCTTGCCACCGCCGGTGCCACGCACGCTGAGCGGGTTTGTCAGCACCGCTGTGCGGATCGCTGTTGCCGTCGGCGCCACCACATCCAGCGAGACACCTACCGGCGCCGACCTGACCAAGCTCGTAGCCTCAAACTCGGCCTCGTAGTTGGCGATGTCGATCAGATCGAGGTTCAGCAGCGCGCTGTAGCGGTCGAAGATACCCAGCAGCAGGCTATCGACCTCCTTCAGCAGCGCCTCTAACCGCTTGACGTTGTACTCGGTCAGGTCCGACTGAGTGAGACGATCCCGGATCGACCGGTCAATCTCCTTGAGGAAGGGAGCGAACTTGCCCACCTCCCCCGCCTTCAACTGCTCGAGGAAGACCGCGTGCCGGATCGTGGCATCAAGGATTGCCTGGTTTACCGCCATTTGGTGCGTCCTCGTCATCCAGGCCCAGGCCATCGCCCTGCTCCTGCAGCTCACCATCGATCTGCAGGTCCGTGCGTTCTGGCGCAATCAGACCCAGCTTGCGCAGGTAGGCCCGCAGGTCAGCCTTCGCGAACCCTCCGTTCTGCCAGAGCCCTACCAGCGCGGTGATCATCTGCGGATCCGCCGTCAGTTCAACGAACTCCTGGTTGATCTGGTAGGTGACCTTCTTGTCCGTAATGCCCATGTAGCCGCAGCACCACATGATCGCCCGGGTATAGGCCTCGCTGACGTTGGCCACACAACCAGCCAGCACCGAAGTCGATGCTGATTGATCGCCGCGAGCCTCTGTCGCCGTCTTGGACGAAAGCGAAGCCACCACCATGCGAGCACCCAGCTCGATCATCATCTGGTTCTTATCGGCCATCGCCTCCTTGACCAGCGTGTTCGGCAGTGGCTGCGCGTAACCGAATGCACCACCAGCAGGTAGCATCATCGGTGCCCTGGAGCCTACATATACGCCGTTCTTCTCCATCCAGTCGCGCCACTGTTCATCCAAGCCGGAGATCCACGGCTGGGCCTGGCCACACCAGAAGACGCTGTCCTCATAGTCTGCGCTGTTCCGGTAATGGCCCAGGTTGATCATGGCGATGTCGTAGAGCGGCGATTCGTCGATGCTGGGGTCGTTGTTCTGCGCGCCGACGAAGGTGAACGGGATCTCTTTCAGGCGTCCAGTGATGCCCTCAGGCCTGAACTCTTCAACGATGGCCAGAGGACCGCCGCCTTTAGGACCAGACCGGCGCCAGACCCGGCAAACAAAGCCGTCAGGCTCAAGTGCCAGCTCGCGATACTGCTCAATCACCTTGAAGCCAAAGCCGTCCTCGACCTCCGGCGCCTCTCGCAGCACCACCAGGGTTAGAACGCTGTGCCCATTCACCATGCCGGTGCGCCAGTTGATGATGTCCTCGGCGCAGTACGACAGAATCACCGAGTGGCCACCGACACCGTCATCCTGGTGATAGTCGACGTACAGACCATGACGCCCAGCCTCAAGCACCTTCTCAAGCGTGCCCTGCGAGTGCTGATAGATGCTCACGCCGGAGCCGTTGGCATTGTCCTGCAGGTACTCCAGCTTCTTCGGTACCGTCAACGTCGGGTCTTTGTGGAAGGCCAGGCCGAGCAACCCATTACGAGTGTGTCCGGTGGCGTTCTTGAACACCGCCCGTTCGCGGTATGCCTTGTTGCGATCCTGGTTCTCCGGCGACTTGTCGTGCGCGTTGATGTACGGCAGTCGATCGACAACCCGGTGCTGGCCGGCGCACACGTCGCGCACTGTAGACCAACGATCGAGCGCCTCGAGGTAGTCCGCCCGCTTGAAGGAGACGTCGTTGCTCATCGGGCGTATCCCATTTTGATAGCGGTGACCGGTTTGATGATCGGGTACTCGCGGTGAATGAAGTAACCACCACCATCGTTGGCGTGGTCGTTGCCTTGTGTCTTGTCCGGCTCGCCATTGGGCGCCCAGATCTGCTGCTCCAGGCCATCGGCGTAGGTCGGACAGGTGAACGGGTTGACCAAGTAACGCCGCTCGCCCTGGGCATTGCAGAACATGGCGTTCATAGCGTTGATCCGATCCTTCACCGGCGGGTTAGCCGCGGGCGCGATGACGGAAAAGCCGGCCTGCTTGAGCATGGCGATGTCCGTCATGCTGGCGTTGACCGACTTGCGCGAGTCGCCAGAGGCGTCCGGGTAGATTCGGATCTCGCAGGTCTTTTCGAAGTCGTTGCCGTTGTGGCGCCAGTAGCGCTCCTTGATGCGGCGGATCATGTCTGGCGTGTCGTAGCCATCCATGAGCTCATCCACTGCCCTGGGCAGCCCCTGCTCGCGCTTGACGTGGGTAATCGCCGCCATCTTGCCAACGTTGAAGTCCATGCCGATGAACAACGGCTCGCCGGGCTGCACCGTGTCGAAGCACTGGTTCAGCTTGCGGTCGTAGGCGTGGTAGATCGACCCGGACGTCAGGTTGACGAACTGGCCGTTCAGGTACGCGCGAATCAGTTGCTCGGGGTACGACTCCATCAGCGATGGGATGTAGTCATCCGGCAGGTTGAGCTCATTGTCGAACGTACTGGCCTGGACCAGGCCATACATTTCCTTGAGTGCCGGCTTGTCGCGCAGCTGCTTCACGAACTGCTGGAACACGAACTTGAAGCCTTCCGGCGTCGTGGTGACGTCCACCCCGTTCTTCAGTCCCGGCAGGTTGTAGCGCATCCGCGCAATGATCTTGCGCCAGGCCTGCTGCGCCTTGATCGACGTCAGCACGTCCAACTCATCCACCAGGGCGTGGCCGATCTTGAAGCCGACGATGGTCTGAGGCTTCTCCATCGACCTGCAGATCACAGTACCGCGGTACTGCCGGCCGCTGTAGATGTGAACCTCATGGTTCGCCTGGTTGATCTTGGTCTTCAACCCCCAGTCATAGGCCACCTCATCCATGGTTGGATAGAAGATGTCCCTGATCTGCGGGTAGGTCGGTGCAAAGTACCCAGCGTTGACGCCGGGCCACTCCATGAAGTGCTTGCTCAGTGCCGAGCATCCAACCCAGGTCTTCCCTGAGCCGAAGCCAGCAACGAATGCGCGGAACTTGTGGGGAAGCGTGAGGAACTGAGCCTGCGGAACGTTAAGGCTCGGCATTCGGCTTCCTCGCATCCACTACGTCGACCTGGATTCGGGTCGGGATCGCCGGCTCGTCGTCTGGCTCATCCTTCCGTTGGCGATTCACGTAGACGTCGCCGACCTCCTTCGCGGCCTGCTCCAGGATCTGCATAGCCAAGCCGATGTTCTTCATCGTCTCAGCCTTCTCCACGAAGCGATTCATGGCGCGAAGCCGGAACGCACGGTTGGCGATCGGGATCTCGGCCGTCTCTTCGCGGAAGCGCTTGCGGGTGTCATGGAAAAGGGTTTGCCACTTGGCTGCCAGGCCTTTGCCTGACGTCTTGGTTGGGTCGTGCGTCTCCACCTGTTGGCGAGTAACCGTCAACCCATATTCTTTCTGGACTGCTTCAACCACCTGTGATGGCGTGTCAAAGCACGCCAGGGCCTGAACAATAAAGGCCTTCACGTCGTTTTGAAGGGCTGCCATAGATTTTCATCCGTCCAGAGCCTGTCCAGAATCAGGCCGACTTGAGCAGACAGGTTCCGCAGGCCCTCGATATATTCAATTTCCCCACCTCGGCAGGATTGTTTGCGGCGTCCACCAGGGCCTGCACTTCTCGGCTTGCACCGTAGCGCCGGACCACGCCGATGAACTCCTCGACGTCGTGTCCGCGTAGCTTCAGCTTGGGAGCGCCTTCTTTAGTGAAGGCCGGCTGACCGTACTTATCGGTGGCCTGGGCAATGTGATAGAGCTCGTGCTCAACCAGCGCGCAGAACTCAGCGTCGGAGCACTGGGCACAGTAGTCGGCAGCCAAGGTGATGATGAAAGCCGGCACATCGCCGAACCAGTCACGCATCTGCTGTTCCATCCGGGCTTTCTGCCAACCACCAGCACGGAACGCCACTTGCTCGGCCTGACCAAGCACTCGGCGCCCCTGCTTCTCGAAGCTGGAAGAGGCCCACATTACCTGAATGTCTGCATCCAGCAGGTGGGCGTGGTCTTCGTTATGGATGCTGCCGGTTTCGGCAAGGATCTCCGCCTGTAGCCATTCCCATACCTTGGGTGCAGGGATGAGGCGGATACCAAAGTCGGATAGATCGGACAGCTCAAGCAGTGACGATGGAGGGTATGGCCTATCCATGGATCACCTTGAGCTTGAAATAGTGGCGGCTTGCCGGTATTGGTATGGATCCAATCACCCAGAGGCAACTGAGATGTCTGAGTTTTTTAAGAACCTACGCGCCCGCGACGGGTACAACAGCGAGACCCCGGCAGATGCTCGAGAAGCAGCAGTGGCAGCCGCCCTGGTACTTATCCAGGCAAAAGTTGGCAACTCGCCGGAGCGCTCTACAATCCTTGATGAGGAATTGAAGCGTCTTTCTTCGTACGCTGATCTCATTCAGCAAGCGCTTGAAGTTCGGTAACACAAAGTGCCGCACCCACCTGCGGCACACCTACTGCGCCGTCACCTTTTCGAACCACTCTTCAATGATCCGGCGCAGAACCTGCTCAGTCAGGCTGACTGATGGTTTGTCGCCGGCGATCACCGAGCGCACCAGGTCGCAGGGCAGCACATGGACACCGTCATCAGCCGCAACCGTCAGGTGCGGGCGCTGGTCAGCGATGTCATGGATGTCTGCGGTCATCGAATTACCATGCTGTGGGTCTGTGCGTGGGCATGCCCATGCAGCTCTGCGACGATCAGGCCCTGGGGCAGACCAGCAGCCTTGGCAGCATCGATGGCCTTGGCGATCGCGCCATCCAGATCAGTCAGAGCCTTGCTGACGTCTGTGCTTATCGGCAAGACATGGTGTAAGCGCGTGACGCTGGCTGTACCAGGACGACCCGCTACACAGCGCTCGCACCGACCGCACGCAGAGCCCAGCGCCCAATCGCCTTTGCAAACCGGGTTCGAGTAACCACTGCTCATGCCTTTCTCCTTTGCCGCATGACGCGACACAATTTGATGATTCGCGAAACGTGTCGCGACCTACGCTGCTAGCTGCAGCTGCTTGTTGAACAACTCGCGGATCTCGCCAAGCCTGGTCATCACCAGTGGCTCGCCCCTCAAGTGGATCAGGTGGGCCAGCTGGTGAACGATCCCTTCATCCGACAGGACCTGGCTCGACGGCAGCTCCTTGAACCAGCACACGAACACAGCGAAGTGCAGCGCCGCGGGCAGTTCCTTCAGGAAGCGCTTGTCGGTCATGCCGGCGAACCGGGCGTGCTCCTCGCGCAGGTCCTGATAACTCGCGGAGTAGTGGTTTCCGCCGATGATGTAGTCCATGGGCCTACTCTGCCTTTCGACTCGGCAACTTGAAGTCAGCGAACCGATCAGCCAGTTCAGCGATCTTCTTCACACCGAGGAAGCCGATGAACACGCCAGCCGGAGTGGCAAAGCTCTGCGGCAACCCGAAATACTCGAGCAGCGGTATCAGCCCAATGGTGATCAGGGTGCAGAGACAGGCCTCGAGCAGCGCCTGGCGCCGAGTCCCACCGCCGTAGATGATGCGTAGCGCACCCACTACGAACGACAGCGCTCCGGCATAGATCGTCGGCGCGTGCTGGCTCAGCCACGCAAGGACGAGCAGCCAGGTATCTGGTTTATCAGGCATGTTCGGCATCTCGGTTCCTCCCCGTCAGGGAGTTGGGGAAAAAACCTGCTCAGCGGCGGGCATGTGACTCCGTGCTATCGTTCGCGGAGTTTTCAAGTACAGGGTGTAAGAAATGCTTGAATGGCGTATAGGCAACAATCTCGACGAATCCGAGTTACGCAAGGTCAGCGACGGGGTTCTCAAACACGGGCGAGCACTAGCAGTCGCTGGTAATGCGACGCCTATAGCCTGTCTTGTTTATAAGGACGGATCAGTTATTGCGGGTGGTACAGGAAGGACCGAGTTCAACCGTCTCTATGTTCAATACCTGTGGGTTGATGAGCAACACAGAGCTCAGGGTATAGGTACGGAGATTCTAAAAAGGCTTGAGGCACTAGGTAGCAGCCGAGGATGTACTGATGCGCTAATCGAAACGCTGAATGATCAAGCGTTTCAACTCTATCTAAGGTTGAACTATGTACCAATAAGCACCCTACCGAATTATGTCGGCCACTTCACTCGGCACACTCTGCTCAAGTCCCTGCCTTAAGATCACTTCATCCCATCATGCTCCGAGCCACCTGGAAAAATTGAGCCCACGGGGGATTAAAAAGGGCCTGCGCTAGCCCGGGCATAGCCCAAAACAAAAAGGCCCCAGCGAATGCTGAGGCCCTGAATAGGTGCGCGGTCTTTCCCGCCGTCTGCCGTAGCCATCGCTGCGCCGACACCCTACTGCATCGGTCTCGCTGCTCAGGCCTCGCACCACCCTGAAAGCATGTGAGGTCAGGGTGCACGGGCTGCCGGTGTTGATTCCGTACGTCGCACTATCCGGCTATCGACGTCCAGGTCTTCCCGAGGGCTGTTCTGGCTACAGGTAAATCAGAAAGCTGGCGAGATATCGAAGTAGTAGTCCTTACCTTCTTCGAAATGCTCAGCGCGATCGGCAGCCACGTTCACGACGTACTCGCCGTACGGTGTGTACTTGCCATAGATCGCGTCTTCTTCTGCCGGGTTCGCTGACCACACGGCACCGAAGTGCAGGCGGGTTAGCGATTCGGTCGAGCCCTGAACAGGACCTTTGGAGCGGAGAGTCATTTTGCAGCGGGTGATATGCGTCATCGGTAGAGCCTCGAACGTCGATTGAGCAGGAGGGTCTTTCCGGTCTTTCGCCTGCATTTGGGCAATAAAAAACCCGGCGCGGTGGCCGGGTTTCGTTTGTCAGTCCTACACACGCAGGAATGACAGGATGGAGAAATAATCGGACATGCGGACATCAATTGCAAGCCCTTTTGAGGGGCTCTTTTCAAGCCACCTCGCTGGGCAGAACCTCAGCGTCCTCCAAAAGCGATTGAGCCTCTACCAGAGCTTCGTCTACCAGCTTCTCCAAGGCACCTTTGATCGCCTGGTTCCAGCGACGATACGTGCGCTCTGTCAGTCCCTGGTTGTCCCAGGTATTCATGTCGTAGTTCGAGTCGGCCAGGACGATCATGTCGCTCGATCTCGTCTCCGCCTTCTGCTGCGAGTGCTGATTTGCTCGGGCCACTGCCAACTGCGCCGCATCGTTGCGCCATCCCCACTTTTCTTCATCGTCACGACGCACAGGCGCCGCAGCCTTTACAGCCTCGCGACGCATCCCTTTCACCTGCGGTATGGCCCACACGGTCACAGCCTTCTGCGTGAACAGCATTGGCGCCGGGCTCACCAGTACCGCGATCAGGCGGCCAATCGATTCGACTTTGCGCCCCTTATGCGTGCTGTATTTGGCGGTCAGCGCATTCCAGTGCCGCGGTGACAGCTGGGCGTGCAACACCTTGTGCACCATGCAGTCGATCAGCAGCGCGGCGTCCTTGCCGGTGATCTCGCCTTTCAGCTTGCTGGTCTGCACCTTTGGCTCGAAGTCGCAACCACCGGCGCTGTTGATGGTCTCGGCCGCCAGGGCGCGCACGACCGCGGAAATCACGTTGTGATAGATCATGCCGCTTCCCCCTTCAATTCCTTGATCTTGGCTCTGTACTCGGCCTTGATGGCCTTGATCTCTTCAATGGTGTACTTGCGGGCCTGATGAGGCCCTTCGATCCATGCAACCAGCTCAGCGCCGATGCGCCGCACCAACCGGATCCGGTACTCGACCGCATTGCCGGACAGGTTGCGATTGCACTTCACGCACTGGCGGTGGATGTTCAGCAGCTCGAAGCGCAGCTCCGGGCAGGCGCCAACAGAACGGTAGTGGCCGGCATCCCAGCGGCTTCCGGTCATGAGGTCTCTGTCGTTCGGCATCGAGTCACAGCTAATGCACGGCAGGTGCGCATCACGCAGGCGGACGTACTCGTTCACCGCGGCCTGGGCTTCACGCAAGTGATCCGCCCTGCTCTTCAGCTTCTCCTTGCGGACTTTGATCTCTCGGCGCTCGACCTGGGCCAGCGACTTGCGCGCCTTCTCCTGGTTGCGTGGCGCATCGATGATTGCGCAAGCCGGGCTGCATACGGCCTGGCCCAGGCGTGAAGGGACGAATGAGGCCCTGCATGTAGCGACGCGGCATTTCTTCGGCTTCGGCTGCTTGCGTTCGATCGTCATGCGGCCTCCTGGCTCAGCAGATCGTCGAAGTACACGCCCTGGGGAGCAAAGCGCGCGACGATGCGGTCGGTGTACGCCACGCCCTGGGCGCGATTGAACAGGCTTGTCACTGGGAACCCGTCCGGGCCAAACAGCTTGCAGCCGCCCATCATCGACAGCTTCGTTTCGTACGGCAGGTGACGCATCACCCGGTACCACTCGGCCTGGAACCCGGCGTCCTCGTTCAGCAGGATCTGCACGCCAATGTGCAACTTGCAGTACTGGCGGGCGTCGGCGGCATCGCCGATCTGGGTCATCTCGGAGATGCGCTTGTACATCGCGAACCACAGCCGGTTCTGGTCGAGTGTGCGGTCCTTCCCGGGCCGTAGGGACACCACGACGAACTTCTTGTCGCGGAACATCGCGCTGAGCCTGGTGATGGCCTCGGAGAGCTTGGCCGGGCAGTTGACGCTGATCTTGTCGGTCATGGCCGAACCCCCTTGATCGACGCAAAGTCGAAGTCAGGCAGTTCGCTCACTCCATTGAGATAATCGACCATCACCTTCACATCGCTCTCGCCGCATGCGCCGGGCTGGGCCTGCCAGCAGTAGAAAGGGTCAGTGTTGGGCATGGCGCCGTAGCACATGATCCCGTAGCGGCTGTACATGCCGTCCTGCACGATTCCGACCCGAGCTTTGCCCTTGTCGAAGTACACGATGTAGTGATTAATCCCTTCAGAGCGGACCAGCTTTGGCTTTTTTCGGTTGTTGCGCTTGATCCACTTTTCGACTTCGGTGAGCTGAGTCATGACCGCTCTCCCTTGCCCATAGCGGCGTCGATCAGGTCAGCCTTCTCGCGCAGACGAATTGCCCAATGGGTTGCAGACTGGGTTCCGGCTTCAACTTCTCGACAGATCCAGCTGGAAGCCTTTCTCAGCTCATTACCGGTGTCGCCCGAAAGCTTGCGCAGCGCCTCGTTCTCCTCCGCGAGCTGGCCGGCACCGCGCTGTACAGCCTCCATCTGGCTGCGCAGCGAACTGTTCTCCGCGCTGACGTGGCCAAACTGGGCGGCTATGTGCTCTTCCAGCGAAACCTGGTCACGCTGCCAGTCGATATCGTCGTGGTAGTAACCGAAGCGCTCGCAGAGGCTGCGGTGGAAGTTTTTGAAGCCGGCATTGAGCTGGTCGCGCTCCGCCAACAACGCTTGGGCGACGGAATGGAACTGGCGGCGAGACAACTCGCTGCTCATCGCCATCTCAAACGGCATTCCGATTGCAACTCTCGTGATTTCGCTCATCAGAAACTCTCCCTGTGCTGCACTGCAGCAATGGCCTCGCGAGCCTTGCGCTTGCGCAGATAAGTGTCGACACGATCAGCCTGGGCCTTCTTCAGCCGCTGACGGTCATTGCGTGCTTTTGCCGCATCCACGATCTGGCGGACTTCGGCGAGCCTTTCGCGAAGATGTGGCGACGGATTCGCTGGGGATCCGGTGAGCAGCCCAGCAATGGCCTGGCCGTCGGCGGTGATTGGGGCGATGCTGAGATCTGCCAAGTACTGGGTGGCGGACTGCTGAGTGATCAGCTGCATCCGGACCGCTGACTCTATGGCGATGACCCGGCGCCCTGGGTCGAATCCAAGGGAGACGCTCCAGGCAGTTGGAATGGCTTCTGCCCGAGCCGTTGCCACCAAGCGGTCGTAGGCGCTGTTGAACGCCATACGTGCGCCCACCTTGTCACCAAGCCGCAGGATCGGAGCAGCAGCGGTCATGGCCTGCTGGATCTCGGCCGTCATCACTACGGTTTCGATCTCGTCACTAGCGAGCAGCGCGATCGACCAGGCCTCATCTTTCCCTGGGCGGCCATCCTTGAGTTGCACGCGCGACAGGATGTCCGCCATGGCGAGCTTGCCCTTCACCTCGAAGCGACAGGCCTTCAGTGCGGCCTTGACGATGGGTACCGGGTACGCGCACAGGTCCTCCGCCATCATCGCCGCAGTTCCAGGGTTCATTTCCTGCCCCATGGCCTCGGCAGTGGCGCAAATCGCGGACGCCAGCCCGGCTACCTGCTGATCGTTCATTTCAGAGGTATTCATTGCGGTCACCTGCTTGGCGCTTGGCCAGAACCATCTGGGCGGCCTGCTCTGCTGCGGAGAGGTTCGCTTCGGTACGCTCCATCTGGCGGGCAGTTGTCCCGTTGATGCGCTGACCAGTAATCCACTGGGTGTGGTAACTCTCGGCGTTGGCCAGCAGCTCGTTGAGGCTGTGGCACTTGCGGAGAATGGAAGCGTCACTGGTTTTCAGGAAATGAGCGGCGACGTGGTGAGCAACATCGGCGCCGAGGCGATCCACAAGCTGGGTCATCTGCTTGCCGACCTTGGCGTTCCACACAGGCCATGTGCTGTAGCGCTTGCGGTAGGCCATGGCGTAATTCGCCCAAACCTTGAAGGTTTTGCAGGATGGGTCCTTTGGGCCTGGCATGTCGGCCGGAATTTCTACCCGCGGCGTTTCGAGGCGATCCAGAACCACCAAGCCACCGGACGGTGCGGGCTTGCCCGGACCGTTCTGCAAGTCCTGACTTGTACCCTGATTGGTATCCTGATGATTGGTATCCTGATTTGTCGGATTTTTTTCCGACCCTAGCCCGGATTTTTTTCCGACCTTGCTCGGAGATTTTTCCGAGGTAGATCGGATTTTTTTCCGACCTTTGTTTTCTATTGGGGTCGGATATTTTTCCGACCCATCAAGCTTCTGGTTCCACTCGATGGCCTTTTCGGTCAGCCGGAAAAGCGTGATATTGGAAGTGCTGGAAAGCTCGATTAAACCTACCTCATCCAGGACCTTCAGCATGCGATAGGCAGTGTCTGGCTTGTCGGTGAGAAGCGGCAGTTCCTCGACGATCTTGGCCTTGCTCAGCGCGAAGAAGATTCCATCGTCGGTCTTAACCGGCTTGGTCCAGCTCGGACAGCCGTAGATGAAGGCGAACAGCAGGGCCTGCTGAGAATTCAGCCCCCACTCGAGCGCTTTCACCTGATTGATTGTGATGGTGAATTGCATTTCAAGCGGCCTTTACCGACGCATCCATCACGTCGAGGCTGTGGCGGACATGGTCGATCTCTTGGCGTATCAGGGATTTCTCGAAAGCACTGACGTGGTTGTCGCCCAGGGCTTCGTGTACCGCGATCGTCAGGTCAGCCACTTCCTTGCCTACATTGATCAGAGACTTGGTCAGGGCCTGGGGTTTAGGGGGAATTCGCGCTACCAGGTCAAAACCAAAATCATTGGCCAGGGCTGCGAGCGGGCGCATATCGCCGGTGTGCAGCAAAATCCCGAACAGGTGCTCAACCGTCAGGTGGTGGGCGTCGTTATCCGGATTGGCGCGCTGCAGCAGGCTGACGTGGGGAACACCCATCTTTGCCGCCAGGGCCTTGGCCTCGTTGTCCAGCACGGCGCTTTGGCAGGACCGCAGAAAATCTTCCATTCGTAAAACCTCACTTCTGTTTCCGTGGCGCCCTGCCTTGGTGGTGGGCGATCATTTGTTTGACGGTTCAGGCCGCTGTTTTTTGGGTTGCAACCTGGCACGGAAAAGGCCGAATTTCTTCGGCGGTCAACGTCCCGTTCTCATGCTCCGTGACCTGAATGTGTCGTTCGGTCTTCAGAGCTTTCGCAATGGCCGGAGCGCTGACGCCAAGACCCTTGGCGACAGCGGACTGACCAATTCGCTCGACCAATTCTGGTAGTGGCGTCTTCTTCATTTCGTTGCCTCGAAAGCGGTATACACCCAAATATTAACCGCCGGTTAGTTTTGTGGCAATACCGCCGGTTGCCGCAATTGAATTAACCAACGGTTAAATTCTGCTGATGAGCAAAAAGAAAGAACTTTCCCCAGAGCTGAAAGCTGAGTGCGACGCCGCAAAGGCGATTTTCGTGTCGAAAAAAAACGCTCTTGGGCTCACACAAGCAAGCCTTGCTGAGGCGGCTGATATATCTGCTGCCGCGGTGGCTATGTACCTGAACGGCACAAATCCACTTAATGCAAAATTCGCAGTGGTGCTATCTCGCCTGCTCGACGTTCCTATCGAAAAATTCAGCAAGCGCTTAGCGGCTGAGATCAGTGGTTTGACGAGCAATGTCGGTGGGACAACTCTCACCGATGCAAGCGAGACGAAACAGGAAGGGGCGACGAAGGATTCAGGGGCAGCCCAGAAAGTGCTGGAGATGATTCGGAGGCATGCTGGCAAGGGGCTTGATGGGGCAGCCCAAGAAAAGCTAGCCATGGCCGTCATGAACACAATGCAAGCTGATGTGGCAAACAATGTCATTGAGGCTGACTTTTCTGGACGCCGCCTGCAGCCAGGCGATATCTCTATCCCGCAATACGACATCCGCGGCGCCATGGGCCATGGCCAGGTGCCCGCCGACTACTCCGAAGCGATCAGGAACGTTGTGATAAGCGAGGATGTGCTGCGCGACAAAGGCATCCAGTACTCGACCGCGGCCAGCCTTGCGATGATTACCGGCTGGGGCCAGAGCATGGAGGGCACGATCAACGACAAGGACCCTGTCATCGTTGATCGAGGCATCAATGAGTTTGCTGGTGACGGCGTGTACGTTATTACCTGGCACGACCTGCTGTACATCAAGCGGCTCCAGGTGCACGACGCCGACCATTTCGAAATGATCTCGGATAACCCGAAGCACAAGGACCGAGTCGTCCCGATTGGCGATGTGATCATCCACGCCAAGGTGCTGCTGGTCTGGAATGCTCGGAAGCTTTGACTCTGAATGACAAAGAAACAACCGGCGGATGCCAAGGCAGCAACTGCTGCTGATATCGAGCGATCCATCCAGGCCCTCAACAAAATGGCTGAGCGGCTTTGGGGTGATGGGCGGGAGACTGAGGCGAAAGCCCTCCTCGATGCCTTGGATTCGCTAAACCGGGCGTTGGATCGGATCAGGATTGGTGAAAGCCGTAGGGTCGTGACTCTCCATTAAGGAGAGGCGACCAGGAATTGTAGACCTCACATTTGGCGGGCGATGTATTCGCGCTGATTTTGGAGCAGTAGCTCAACATAACTCCAAGGCTCAAGGAAGATAAATGCTCAAATGGGACTCCCTGACCGGCGTAGCTGGACACATGAACGTCAAATACGACGGCGCGGATGCTGAGCGTCATCTCCTTGATGCCGGGCAGTACTCGAAGTCTGTAGATGGTTCAAGCCGACTGTACAAGCTTGTTAGCCATTATTGCCTGCATGGAGAAGTTCTATCAGCAAGGCAACAATCAGACCTGCGGTGCTTTTCTGCACCTCCGAGAGAGGGATCTTTCGACTCAACACTGGTTATACTTACAGCACTCACCCATCAGTACCCCGCCTTCAACGACGTCTACAAAAAAGCATTTGACTGGCTGGTAGCTAAGGTTATGGGTCACCTAAAGGATGCTTTGTCGGGAAAATCAGATGTGAAAGAGTTAGTTGAGGTAATCAGGGAAGAAGCAAAATCTTCAGCGGAACTGAAGACTCTCCTCACCAACGGCCTCGTGAAATCGAATGACAATCTTGCGAGCCTGATGGACAAAATGATCTCTTCGATGCCTGGATTGATTGAGGCTTCGAAGTCACCAATGCGAGCAGCTCTCGCCCCGGTCGGAAAGAGCTGTGATCAGATAACGCAATTTTCCGACTCTCCCTACCCGGTCCTAATCTCTGAGCCGGAAGCATTGGCCATCCGATCCGATGGAGAAATCGTAGTAGGAGAGGCAGCCGACTATCAGATCAATCGGATATTTTCCTTGAGCGTTGACAGCGGCGCCTGCCGGCTGGAGATCGAAGGAATCGGCGGAACGCACCACGGAAAAATCAGCGATGTTGGCTTGTCACTCCCCAACAACCCCTATACACGTGCTTTGGACAGTCATGCTCCACTTAAAGTACGGGCAAAGCCTGTATTTAAGGATGGAGAACTTCACCGCCTTTTCATCACTGAAGCTTAATTACTAGATCTGCCTATAAGCCCGGCCTGCTGCCGGGCTTTTGTCTCTGCCCTTCCCGCCTCCCCGTAGCCCGCCACTGAGCGGGCTTTTTATTGCTTCTACAGTGATGCCGGGTCGATACCGATGAGTCTGAGCGCCTCGATCAGTGAAGGGTCTATGACTGCCTCACCAGTCGTTGAAGCAGCCTGATTGATACCGACGGTTCGGTACTTAAGGTTTTTTCCTGCGAGCATTTGTTTAAGGATTTTCTTGGCCTTGTCGCCGCCGGTCACTGTATACGGGCTCATCATCTGGCTGACACTCGTCATAGCCTGTTCCTGTGCGTTCTTGACGATGGCCTGCTGTTCTGGCGGCAAATTCAGGACGTACTGAGGCGCTGCCGGCATCAGGTTGACCGGCGTCTCTTGAGGCGTGATAGTCCAGGATTCATTCTGATCTATACGCAACTGGACCGTGCCAACTGGTATCTTGAAACGGCCGCCAGACATTAGCCCGACGTAAATCTCACCTCCTTCCTTGCGTACAACCGGGTAAAAATGCAGAGACCTAGTGACGATAGAGCCTGAAGCTGGGAAATCTCCGGTAGTGACCATCATCGTCGTTTTGTCGGTGAACTCGTCGGTGGTCCCTGTCGCCTGCCAGGTCGGCCCTGTTGCACATCCGCCGAGAATCGTTGCAGCGGCCAAAGCGATAATCCGTTTCATTGCTATCTCCATGGATTGATTGCGCAGATCCTATCAGATAGCCATCACCTTACTAGGACCCGCCAAGCGCAGGCCTTTTTTGTGCCCTGGTTAAAAAGGTGGCGGCTCATCCACCTCCTCCAACTCCCCTCCTTCGATCACCCTATCCTCATCACTCGGCCTATCCCACTTCAAGGTGACTGTGCCGTCATCGTTGAAGGTCATGTCGATGCCATTGGTTTCGGCGAGTAACTCAAGAACTGCCTCCCATTCCTGATCGCCGTCCGTATCCAGGCGGTGAATCGTCACCCAGCGCTGAATCTGCGCCACCGGCGAACCAATCATTGCCGAAACTCTGAGCCCCAACCTCTCCAGCCCAGTTAGCTCTTGGCGCTCCTGCGCCTCCTGGGTCTTCTTCTGCTTGCTCATAGGCCTCTCCATATAACTGTATATCCATACAGCAATACCAATCATATATGCCTTTTACAGAAAAATAATTAACCGCCGGTATTGACGCAAAAGAAACCGGCGGTTAACTTAAATCCATCGCAGCGACACAAGTCCTGCGAAGGGCCTCGAAAGGGCCTGACCGCTCTTTAACAACCCGCGCAACAAACAACAGACCGCATTGCCTCTGCCGGCGACCGGCGATCAGACAGCCCCGAAAGGCTGCCCACGACAGGGAGAACCCTGTACGGCTGACGAAGGTGAAACGCCTGAACCGAGAGAACGACCCGGGCATGCAATGCGCCCCGCCTTCCCCGGCGGTAGTTGGGAGGGATTGAGCTGCGCCGATCGAGAACCGGCGGTGCGGTGAGATGCCAGACATTCGATTCAAGCCGATGACGGCCGCCAGTAGCGGGTCACGGTGGAAAGCATCACTGAGCAGCCTTCTTACGAGGGCTGCTTGGGATGACAACCACTTGGAAATAAATTGCATGGCCAAGTCTTTCAAGCAAATGATCAAGGATGGGGATCTGAAACGTGCCGACGCGATGAAGGCGCGCCTGGAGGATCTCTACGAAGAACCCGGCTTCAACCTTCGAGCCGAAGGCGAAGAGCTGGAAGAAAGTAATGATGCGCTGGCTGAATTCATCTTCGCCGGCGGCCAGATCCCGGCATTGGAAGTTCGACCTCGCGCTGAGGGTGGAATGTGGGTTGTCGATGGCCACCGCCGTCGTCGCGCTTACTTGAAGCTCGACCAGGCGGGCCGACTTCCAAGGGTGCCGAGCAAAGATGACCCAAAGCGCTTGGAGGCCTGGATCTCGATTGTCCCCTTCGAGGGTAATGACGCAGAGCGCGTCGCCAGGGTCATCACCAGCCAGGAAGGAAAGAAGCTTTCCCCTCTTGAGTTGGCGGACGGGTACAAGCGGCTCACAGCGTTCGGCTGGACGCCTGATCAGATCGCAAAAAAGGTCGGCAAGACCCGCCAGCACGTTGAGCAGGTGATGACGCTCGGTAATGCCAACACCGACGTTCAGCAACTGGTCGCCTCAGGCCAGGTCTCTGCGACGACGGCCGTTCAAGTCGTCCGCCAGCATGGCGATGAAGCAGGCAAGGTCCTCGGTGGCGAACTACAAAAGGCTAAGGCCACCGGTAAGACAAAGGTGACAGCAGGATCAATGCGTGGCCCGACGACACCGCGCCAGAAACTCGAGGCTGTGCGAGCTGCAGCACAAGAACTCGTAAGCGCGCTGCCTGAAGACTGCTTGGACGCATCGGAGTCAGAGCTTAGCGTACCTGCTGCTCTTCTCCTGAAGCTACAGCAGGCGGTCATTGCGGCCAGCCACTAGCAATTCAATTGCAAGCCAGAACCACAAACACCCCGTCAGCCTGACGATAACTGCCCGATCACCTGGTCTTCCCCAGCACCAGGCTGCATCGGAGTGTGATCTGCATCAAAGCCAGGCCCCTGACTTGTAATCAGGCCAGCCACTGAGCACGCCGTACAGAAAGCGGCGCAGGGTAGAGACAGGGGTAGCTCCCCGCGCAGATCACACCCCGATGCAGATGGTTGAGCTAACAGCCGCTGTTGCTGAGCAGCGTAAGCGATGACCGCTATTCCCGGAGATCAGCACCGGCCACCTGCATCACCCTTTTCCAACTGCCGAGGAATGCTCGGTAGTTCAACCGGTGCGGAGGGCACGACCATGAAGTAGATGAACGATCCACCTTGCGAGTCGCAGTAAGCCTGAAGGCTGCGACCGACGCCGGGCAGGCAGCGGACAATTAGGCCATTCGATGTCACCGCGCATCGGCCGGGTTTCCGGTAGGCCACCATCGCGCACGAAGAAAACTTGACGCTTCAAACCCAGGCTGTCGCCAGCAGCGAGCCTGGGCCCTCCCTCCCCTCCCGACACCACCCGCATGCACTCCCCTCCGCGCCCATCGGCAACCAGCGGAATGGATGAGTGCAGCCGAGTTTTGTTGGACCAGCATTGCCATTCTGGAGACGACCATGTCAGCACTACGCAAGGCACAGCTCGAGCACGACAACCGGATGCCACCCCCTGTGAGAGAAGAAGACCTCGCTGAAACGGAATGGCTGGAGGCAAACGCCGAGCGTCTGTTGATGGGCTACAGGATCTCCTGGGGCTATCGCCCTTTAGAGCGTGGCGAGGTCACCCAGGCCGACTTTGCAAAGGCGGTTCAGGATCACCTGAACCAGCGCCAGATCGACGGTGAAGACCAGCAAGACGCCTTCGGGCAGTTGGTGATCAACGCCATGGGCTTTCGCAGTTCCGGCCTGCTGATGGACCTGGCGGTCTACCTGCTCGGTAAGAAAACAGCGCTGAAAGACATTGCGCTCGAGCTGCTGAAGCCGCATGCCGAGAAGGCCGTCGCCCTTGACCAGGAGCAGGCGCGAATTGAACAGGAGTGCGGATTTTGAGCCCGCACATCCTCATCGACCAGGCCCTCGACGGCGTCGACGATCCAAGCAGCCAGTCGGACATCGACGTCCTGGTACAGGGTCTGATCACCCGCCTGTTTCTCGACGACGCAATCACGCGTGACGAATTCAATCACTACTGCAAGCGCTTGATGACTGCCTGTCAGCGGCGCAAGGAGGCAATATGAGTACTCCACCGGTAAAAACCTTGATCGACGAGCAGCTCGACGAAATCGAAGCGAGGCTGATCATGCTCGGCTTCGGCCTGCCCTTCAACGAGGTGATCGGCCAGCCACGCGAACGTGCGGTGGCCAGCCTGCCCCAGCGCCTGGCGCCGACGATGAAGGGCGGCCGGATTGCGGTGAGGGTTCGGCAGTGAACCGCCTCCAAAGCGCCCGCCGCGCGGCCTATTGGCGTGGCTCTGCAATCACCCTCCTCCTCTGCACCTTCTTGATGTTGCTCGGCGCCCTGGCCGATCGCGTCACCTCCTGACTTTCAACTTCAAGCGCTGCGCACATCGCGGCAAGGAACACTCATGTCTGCTCACAGCGTGGCGCCGGTGGCGCACGAACGAAACCTCCACGTCCTTCCGCACGCCGCAACCAGCACCAGCGCGCTGGTTTTGGACGGTGACAGCCTGGACAAGATGATGCGCCTGGCCGAAGTCATGGCCACCGGCCGCGCCACGCTACCAAAGCACTTCAACGGCAACCCGGCGGATTGTCTAGCCGTCGTCATGCAATCGATGCAGTGGAAAATGAATCCATTCGCCGTGGCGCAGAAGACGCACCTGGTCAACGGCGTGCTGGGCTATGAAGCGCAGCTGGTGAATGCGGTGATCACAACCTGCGCACCGGTTCTGGATCGCCTTCACTACGAGTGGTTTGGCGCCTGGGAGAAGGTGATCGGCCAGTTCACCATCAAGAACGGCGACAAAGGCGAGTACCGCGTCCCAGGCTGGAAGCTGGAAGACGAGCAAGGGCTGGGCGTGAAAGTTTGGGCGACCTTCCGCGGCGAAGACGAGCCGCGTGTTCTCGAACTGCTGTTGGCTCAGGCCCGCACCCGCAACAGCACCCTGTGGGCTGACGATCCCCGCCAGCAACTGGCGTACCTCGCCACCAAGCGCTGGTCGCGCCTCTACTGCCCGGACGTGATCCTCGGCGTGTACAGCCCGGATGAGCTGGAAGAAGCCGCACCAGTGGTTCGCGATGTTTCACCCCGCCCGACGGCCTCCCCTAATGAGCTGGAAGACTACCCCGACGAAAAGCTCGCCGAAAACCTACCGAAATGGCGCGCCGCCATCGACGCGGGTAGGTCAACGCCCGAGAAGGTAATTGCGACTATCGCCAGCAAATACACCCTCAGCGAAGAGCAGATCGAAATCATTCAGGGACTCGCCCCGATTGAAGGAGAACAGGCATGAAAATTCACAACGTAGCTCAAGGCTCTGCCGAGTGGCATGCCCTCCGCGCCCAGCACTTCACCGCTTCCGAGGCCCCCGCCATGATGGGCGCCTCGAAGTACCAAACCCGAACCGATCTGCTGACCATGAAGAAGACCGGTATCGCACCGGATGTCACCCAGGCTCAACAGTACATCTTCGACAAAGGCCACGCCACCGAGGCGTTGGCACGGCCTCTGGTTGAAGCCATGATCGGTGAAGAGTTGTATCCGGTGGTCGGCATCGACGGCAATCTTCTCGCCTCCATGGACGGCGCTACGATGCTTGGCGAGACCCTGTTCGAGCACAAGCTCTGGAACGAATCGCTGGTCGCCCAGGTGAAGGCTGAAGACCTGGAGCCGCACTACTACTGGCAGCTTGAGCAGCAGCTGCTGGTGAGCGGTGCCGAACGCGTGATTTTCGTTTGCTCCGATGGCACTGCTGAAAACTTCGTGCACATGGAATATAGGCCGGTCGCCGGCCGCGCTGCGCAGTTGATCGAAGGCTGGAAGCAGTTTGAGGCAGACCTGGCCAACTTCGAAATGGCCGAGACGCCGTCGATTATCGTTGGCAAGGCCCCGGACGAGCTGCCAGCCCTTCGCATCGAGCTGACCGGCATGGTCACCGCGAGCAACCTCAAAGTGTTCGAGGAGTCAGCGCTTGCCGTCATCGACTCAGTGAAAACCACACTGCAGACCGACCAGGACTTCGCCGACGCCAAGAAGGCCGTGAAATGGTGCGGTGATGTTGAGCAAGCAGTGGATGCCGCAAAGAAACAGGCCCTGTCGCAAACCCAGACCATCGACGAACTGTTTTCTTCGCTGGATCGCATCAGTGCTCATGCCCGGGAAACTCGCCTGAAGGTCGATAAGCTGGTCAAGGCTCAAGAGCTGCTGGTGAAGACCAACATCAAGCAGAAGGCCGAGCAGGCGCTGGCTGATCACGTAGCGGCGATCAACAAGACGTTGGGCCAGGTCACACTGCCGACGGTGACCGCCGACTTCGCCGTCGCCATGAAGAACAAGCGCACGATCGCCAGCTTGCAGGACGCCGTTGATACCGAGCTGGCTCGAGCGAAAATAGCTGCGAGCCAAAGCGCCGACGGCATTCGCCTGAATCTGGCCAGCCTGGCCGAGCTGGCGGTCGATCACGCGTTCCTGTTCAACGACCTGCAGCAGCTGGTTATGAAGGCGAACGACGATCTGGTCGCGCTGATCAAGGTGCGGATCTCGGAACATCAGAAGGCCGAGGAGCAGAAAGCTGAAGAGCAGCGCCAACGCATCCGCGCGGAAGAGCTTCAGCGAATCGAAGATGAGGCGAAGGCCAAGGCACCAGTCGAGCCTGCTCCGGCAGCAGTTCCGGCGCCAGTGAAAGCAACTTCGCCCGTTCAGTCTTCAGCGAAGCAAGCGACCTCCACCGCCGCACCGGTAAACCTGCAAGCCGAAGTGTTCGACCTGGAGTCGCTGATCAAAGCGGTGGCCTACGGCCAAGCCCCTATTTCGGTACTGACCGTGAACTGGGAAAAACTCGACTCTATGGTCGCCGCCCAGGGCGTCAAGTTCAGTATGGCTGGCGTGAGGCTGGTTAAGGTCGCAGCGTGAAGCACATAGCCCGCACCCAGCAACGCAAACGTCAAACCTGGCTCGGCATGCCGGCCAGCGGAATCGAAGAGGTAGGCCATGGCCAAGACTGGACAAGAACGATCGGCCAAAGCAGCACTGAAGCGGATCGAGTACGACGAGAAGGAGCTGCGGCACCGGTGCCGACTCGGCACCCGCAATATCCTCGAGGAGATCATGGTTTGGAACGAGGACACCGAGCAGGCTTCGGTGATTGAGGGCTGTCTGCGGTACGTGCATTCACTCGGGCCAGAGGGTGCGCGCGATGCACTGAAGGCGCGCCACGAAATCGTTATTAGCGAAAACGTGGCGCGCGACTTTCACATTCAAAGCTTGGCCGAGCTGAAGCGCGACCCGGGTGATGAACAATTACCGCCTATGCTTTAGCTCTTACAGAGGCAATGGCTTTCTCAACCTCATTCCACGCATTACCGACATGCGGATGCTCAGCTTGCCGATACTTTGAGTTATCCAAAATCAAAGCCTTGGCCTTCTGGCTGATTTGCACAAGATCCAGTTTGAGATCTTGAGCGGCGCCCAATACAGCAATCAGTGCTTGATCCAAAGCAATTTCACGATCTGTAGCCATTTTTCAAACTCCCTTTAACCCGGCTCCTTGCCGGTCACCCGTAATACCCCACATCTACCCAAATTGCCACCATCCGCTACGCATCCGGTCCCGGAGGGCGGCGCCCGCATGGAGAACACCATGAGCGCACAATGCGCCCGTCGTATGGGTCCCTCAAGAACCTCCAGCGCCAAAGCCGTATATTCGGCGCCGGGTTGAACCGGTCGCGCCTCCGCCCCCCTCAATCGGCGCTAAGCAGCCTACAGCAACTACTGAGCAGCCGAGGTAGTAGACATAGTGGATGAATTCGATTAACGCTCCACGGTTGCCACTAGCAACACTGCCAAGATCAGCCATAGGCGCCAAGCAAGTGTTGTGGGCCACAACACTTCCCCAGGACCGGAATCTGCTGAGCGCTCCGGCTTCGAAATAACTACTTCTATTAACAGGTGCCGAAGTAGTTCTTGTTACCCTGCTTCTTATATGAGAAAGCGTGGCATGAATTAGAGGGCTTCTCGTTAGTGGGCTTATCATGAATATAAACAGTCACATGCACATCATCCGAAAAAGGAACTGCCCCCCCTTTATGCCATAGGTCTCTCTTGAGGTAGAGATTTTTACCTTTCGGATCCTTAGTCTTATAAGCACTAGAAACTTCTGTTCTTACTGAATTCTCAAGGGTCGCCTTAATAGTGGTTTTATTGCTATCTGGAGACTTTATATTACGTTGATCCTCTGTAAGTGGAGTCGACTCCCAAGTACTACAAGGATCGGATGTACAAAGGTATACGTCCGCTAGAGCATAACTAGAAAGAACAGATAGACTCAGCGCCGAGGCAAGTGGAATCAAACAGGCTCGTAGTTTTTTCATTGGTATCCCTCCCAATGGGAATTTGATAGATATAACTGTGAAAAGTGGCCGATTCCTACCCTGTACTGAATGCCTCCTGGCACGCTGAAGTAAGAACTGAGATAGACCTTAGACCGGTCTGGGTAATTATCAAGGTAGCCCGGGAGTTCAAGCTTTCCCCGGGCACCATCCGCGAAGCAGAGAAACGCATCTCCAACACATCTGTTTTCGAACTGAGCCTACTGGGGGGGGTAGCCCGATGCCGATTGGCCGGGTCGCCGCTGACTCATTCCGGAAGGCAGCGCTCGGCGCCTACCGCAGCTACCACGGCACCTTCCGCAACCTTGAGCTGCCTTGCTGGGTGATCACCGACGGCACGCAGCGCATCGAGGTACTGGAGCTACGCAAGATCGATACTGGCGAAGTATCCGCATACCCCTAGGGCATCACGCTTTACTGAGGGCAGACAAAACCCCAATGATTACGCCGCCAAGGCCCGTAAGTGCGGTGATGATCGATATGCGGAATGTCCAGACTTCTCGATTGTGTTTTTCCGCTTCTCGAATGGTTGCGATCACAGTCGCAACTCCTATCGGTGACAGGAATCTAGGTTCTCGGTGGTCGACATCCCATTCCACTTTGTCGTACATCAAATCGTTATTGATATCCGGCATCGGCACTGAAAGCTGATCGGTTCTCAGGCGAAAGGCCTCAGTGGTCAGCATTTCATGCCAATAATGCAGTGACTGACTCTCTGCAAGATATTCGGCCACCTCTCCGCTTTCGTGGGCTTGATGAGTATTTGGTGGTCTTTTCTTCCCCAGCTCACGTAGTGCTTTGCGACATCTTCCAAGGTCGATCTTGTTCTGAATCCCTTCCGGCAAAAGAGCTTTGATTCGGTTTGGCAGTTTCATCCCTAATCCTCCAGTAACTGATCCGCAATATACCGACGAGGATCACCCATGCCCATTACCTATGGAAGCGTGTGCAGCGGCATCGAGGAAGCTGGCGAGGCGATCACGCTGATGATTCATCACCTGCATGGCCTTGGCCCAACACGAATACGTGACTTCCGAAAACGTATCGCGGAAATTGAAGCTCGCCTACGCCCGCGAAGCCCTTTGCATCACTCACGACGAATAACCACATTCTCACTGCACATCCCATTTTGAAGAGCTCGACTCAAGGCCTTAGGTGACTCTCACTTAGATACGCTTGAAGGGCTAGGAGAATCCACTTCTTCATCACCATCTTTTGAACTCGATTCGCTCTCCAAGATCTTATACATCTCAGCGCGGTAATATTCTCGCATCTCGGGAATTGAATTAAATTTAGTCATTGACAAGTCTATGGAAAGACAGGCAAGGCTATCTAGCGTCTTTTTGTGGCGATCATTCTTGTTGGCAAGCATTATAATCTGCTCCTGTTTTACTGGCTTGCCGTCAAATGCCCAACTAGCCAATGTCTGAACGCCTTGAGTTGCCCTATCGACGATGCCCTCGTATAGAGAGACATGTCTATCAACCATGCTCAGGAGGTGATCCAGCGTCCGATTATATTGGTCTTTTTCTGCTGCTTCCGCAGCAAGCCTCAGCTGCTCTTGTTGAGACAGAAACGTATCCCGTTGAAGCACTTGCATCGACTGAAACTCATCACGTTGAGTATCTAATAGTTCTCGCTGTAGATAAACCGTCCTCAAAACCGCCAACAGAGTAACAAACGAAATAAGCGGACCAAAAACACCGCCAATATAACTTCCGAAATTCGACCAGTCGCTAGAGTTGCCTGATAAGTTGCCGCCGAACTTATATCGGTAGGCGAATATCGCGACCGCTAAAACAATAAGAATAAACATGCTCGAAAAGACTAGAAAGCTAGTTAACGTATCGGAACGCTTAGTTGCTTTAGATCCCATAGATCCTCCTGTTCTTTTTCAAATGATCGCACGAAGCCATCACTCAAGGTATCCCTATGTCCGCACAACAGAAGAAACACCCCTTCGACTTCAAAACCCAGTATGGACTCGGCTTCAGCACTCAGGACGATGAGATCGTTGTCGATTTCTTCTGCGGTGGCGGTGGTGCCGGTACCGGCCTGGAGATGGGTTTGGGTCGCGCGGTGAATGTCGCAAAGAACCACAGCCCAAGCGCGATCAGCATGCACACCGTGAACCACCCGGGCGCCGTGCACTTCACTACCGACGTTTTCGATGGCGATCCAGACACCGAGTGCGGCGGCAAGGCCGTTGGTTGGTTCCATATGTCACCAGACTGCACCCACCACAGCCAGGCCGCCGGCGGCCAGCCGCGCAAGCGTGAGATCCGGAATCTGTCGTGGATCGGCCTGAAGTGGGCCGGCAAGAAAAAGCCCCGCGTCATCAGCCTGGAGAACGTGAAACAAATCCTGCAATGGGGGCCGCTGGTGGCCAAGCGTGACAAGGCCACCGGCCGCGTGGTGAAGCTAGGCGGCGACATAGCGGCGCCGGGTGAGGTTGTGCCGGTCCACCAGCAGTTCCTGGTGCCCGACCAGAAACGCCGCGGCCAGACCTGGGCGGTTTTCGTCGCCGAGCTGCAGCGCCTCGGCTACACCGTTGAATGGCGGGTGCTGAAGGCCTGCGACTACGGCGCGCCGACCAGCCGTGAACGCCTGTTCATGATCGCCCGGTGCGATGGCCAGCCCATCGTGTGGCCGGAACCGACCCACGCCAAGAACCCGGCCAAGGGCCAAAAGAAGTGGCGTACCGCCGCCGAGTGCATCGACTGGACGATCCCGAGCAAAAGCATCTTCGACAGGCCGAAGCCACTGGCCCCCGCAACCCTGCGCCGGATTGCCAAGGGCATGAAGAAATATGTCCTCGATGCCGCCGCCCCGTTCATCGTGCCAATTGCGAACTGGTCCGGCGACAGTGTGCAGTCAGCGCATGAACCGCTGCGCACGGTGACCTCCTGGCCCCGTGGCGGATCGTTCGCCATGGCCAGCCCGATCATTGCGCCGGCAACGCACCAGGGCAGCAACCGGGTGAACGATCCGAACTCGCCGCTACCAACCGTGACCTGCGCGAACCGCGGCGAGCTGATGCTGATCAGCCCGACCCTGATCCAGACCGGATATGGCGAACGCACTGGACAGGAGCCGCGTGTGCCAGGCCTTGGCCAGCCCCTGGGCACTGTCGTTGCAGGCGGAGTTAAACATGCCCTCGCTGGTGCGGTGCTGGTCGGTGCTGGTGGTCCTGAATACTCCGGCAAGCCAGCCGCTGTGGATCAGCCAGTCGGGACGCTGATGACTCAGAACCACCGCGCGATCGCGGCGGCGCACCTGGTGAAGTTTCGGTTTGCGGACGAAGGCAAAGCGCTCGCCGAGCCGCTGCCTACCATCACCAGCGGCGGGAACTACCAGCGCCCTGCCGGCGCGGCCCACGCTATGGGCATATCCACGGTGTTCATGGCCCAGATGAATGGCGGCTTCAACACCACCGCCGCCAAGAGCATCGAGGACCCGATGACCACCGTGACCAACACCGGCAGCCAGCAGCAGCTGGTGACGGCGAACCTGGTTCACCTGCGCGGAAACTGCGATGCGCGAGACGCAGGCGACCCGCTGCACACCATCAGCGCCGGCGGCACTCACCATGGCCTGATGACAGCGTTCGTGGAGCGCCAGTTTGGTGCAAGTGTCGGCCAGGCAGTAGACGAGCCAGCACCCACTATCACGGCGGGAGGCGGCGGCAAAAGCTCGCTGGTGGAGCTGCAGCTCTCGCCAGAGGTCAAGGCAGGCGCCCTGTGTGTCGCCGCTTTCCTGATCAGTTACTACGGAACCGAGAACATCAGCGGAGCCGACGCACCAGCGCCGACCATCACCACCAAGGATCGCCTGGGCCTGGTCACTGTGACCATCAAGGGCACCCCTTACGTGATCGTCGACATCTGCCTGCGGATGCTGCAGCCGTCGGAGCTGTACAAGGCCCAGGGCTTTCCGGACGACTACATCATCGACCGCGGCGCCGACGGCAAGCCGTTCACCAAAACCCAGCAGGTGCACATGTGCGGCAACAGCGTCAGCCCGCCGCCGATGGCTGCGTTAGCGAAAGCAAATGATCCATGGCGGCAATGCTCATCAGAATCAATCGCAGCATAGAGCGTACCTAACACCCTTAAAGTTCAATCTTATAACTTGAGGAAATTGAACCTTATTTCTTTTTCTACTTTTTCAAGTATAGATCCACGCTATGCTCAACGAGCGTTCAGCGGCAAACTCCAAGAGCCAAGGGGCGCTGTCGATTATCGAAAAACACACAAGCATTATCACAAAACCCTTATCAGAACTAAATTCAACGGAGAATAAAAATGAGTAACGCTATAGAAACATATGAAGAGGATCTAGAGCGCGTAGCGTCTGCCTCACCAGCTGGTGCGGGAACTGATCTCGCTTGCCAGAACAAAACTAAGATCCTAGAGCTTTTGGATCAAGCTGCTATGTTAGCTCCGCCTCCTGCTAGCTACTTAATAATTGGAGCAAAATTAGGTTTCAACGTTTGGTGCAACAAACACTGCAAGGACTTAATCTGAATTATACAAAAATTGAACACCACCCAGAAAAATATGGCCGCCCTATTAAAGGGGCGGCCATATCTAGATAGTTAAAGTCACGCTATGTTTTTTCAAAATTCCTGGTTGATAGCTACCATATTAGTTTTACTTCCTTCCCCGCATGATAGTCTCAGCACCACCTACGCCGAACATCTCGACCAAATTTGGTAACGTGCAGATTATCGCTAGCTAAACCATTAAGCACACTAACCTCCAGCCGCTATAGCGGCAAATGAACAGTCATGCCTGAAGAAATCAAGCTCATCCAGCCAGTGACCGTTGATCGCGACCAGGACGGCTGGTGGGATCATCCAGAACTGCCCGACTTTGACGAAGACTACACAGCGTTCGAGGCCTGGATCGCTGAGCAGCGTCTCGAGCTGAAGCAATGGCATATGGAGTCTGACATCCATGAACACCATCCGTATGACGACGGCGAATGCCACTGCCTCGGCTGGGACCCTGTAGCGCCTGGTCCAGAGTGGTTCTTGCTCGGAATATTCGACTCCGAGGACGGCCCATGCGTGAGCTGGGCGTGCCGGGAAGTGGCGCCATGAGAATGGTCGCGCTGATCAAAACGCGCCGCGAGGCAATCATCAAGCCCCTAACGCCGCCGACTAGAACGAGGTAGGCGCGTATCGAAACACTGACTAGCTTGAAATGTATTTTAGAAGGTCTCGGCACTGTTTTTCGAAATCTGTAAATGCTTTTTCTATTTTTAACGCGCCCTGATTTCCAGTTTGATGAAGAGAGAGTAGAGACTTCTTCTCTCCCCCGACCGACATCTGCATCATCTCGTCTACAACCTCTCTTACCATCTTCTCCAATACAACCGGAGTTTTATCCAACATAGCTAATTCAGCATCTGACAATAGAATCGAAACGACATTCCAAGATTTTGTCATTTCATTTATTTTAACGAACCATTCACGTTGAATTTCATATGGATATAACTCAGCGAGTGCATTATCGTCTTTGGACCTGAGATAGTGAGCAAAGTGTTCGCGCATACTATTTAAATAAAGAAGCGGCGGACTTACATTTAATGCATGCCCCCTCAACTCCATGACAGCATCGTATCGCTTCTGTAATTTAAACTGCTGCTTCCAGCTATTCAGCGCAACCAGCGCGATCACAGCCGTAGCTACGGTGGCAATGCTAGAGCTCGCACTAAGAAAACCTATCAGGCTAATTTGCCCATCCTTAGAAAAGATAAAACCGAACACACTCCCAGCAAGGAATAGTAAAAAACAATAAACACTCACCGATAACTTATCAGCCATTCGCCTGCCCACATATCACATACATAGTTGTATACGGAGAATACTCGTATGCCCGAAATTAAACAAAGACCGATCCTGTTCTCGGCGCCGATGGTGCGCGCCATCCTAGAAGGCCGGAAGACGGTCACACGCCGGCCGGTCAAGGGTGGACAGATCCCTACCGAGGACACTTCCATTGCCGCCGATGGGCCACGCTGGAGCGCGATCGGCCAGCGGGATCCACGCTACGGTTTCTGCGTGTTTGGGACGACCGAGGCTGAGTGCGCCCAGGAACTGGCCACGTTCGGGCGCTGCCCTTACGGCAGGCCAGGTGACCGGCTGTGGGTGCGCGAGACCTGGGCACGCGTCGGAAACTGCGACCCTGGTTACCTGACCTATCGGGCGACCTACCCCAACTGCCTTCCGCCAGGCCTGGAGAACGTGCCGGCCGACCTGCACGACATCGGCGAGCGCTGGCGCCCCAGTATCCACATGCCGCGCAATGCCTGCCGCATCCTGCTGGAGATCACCGACGTCCGGGTCGAACGGTTGCAGGACATCAACGATAACGAGATCGAAGCCGAGGGGATTGATCTCGATGCGCTTGCAGATGGGCAGGACCGGTACGACATGTGTCATGCCGGCTCAGGCGCTGATGGTCGTCCGACCTTGCGAACTGCATGGCGCCACCTTTGGGAATCCACCGGCGGCGACTGGAATGCCAATCCCTGGGTATGGGTCGTCAAGTTCAGGAGGATTCAGCCGTGATCATTCCCCTGCTCTACATGACCTGGCCGATCTACACGGGGCCGAAGCGATGACAGAACAACATCAAATCTTGGTCGGAGACTGCATCGATATGATGCGGACGCTGCCGGATCAGTCGGTACACACCTGCGTCACCAGCCCGCCTTACTTCGGGCTGCGTGATTACGGCCATGACGGCCAGATCGGCATGGAGGACACCCCAGGAGAGTTTGTCGACAACCTGGTGGCCGTCTTCCGCGAAGTACGCCGGGTGCTGCGCGACGACGGAACGCTGTGGTTAAACATGGGCGATACCTACGCTTCGATCGCCGGCGGCTACGCACCCGAGGGCTCAGCGGGGAAGCACGACACGGTTTCCAAGGCGACCCGGGGCGCGGTGCTGCGTGGGCGCCGGCGAGCCCCGCCAGAAGGCCTGAAGCAAAAAGATCTCATGGGTATCCCTTGGCGGCTCGCCTTTGCTCTCCAGGATGACGGGTGGTACCTGCGCCAAGACATCATCTGGAGCAAGCCGAACCCGATGCCGGAGTCCATCAAGGATCGATGCACGAAGGCCCATGAGTACATGTTCCTGCTGAGCAAAGGGCCGCGCTACTACTTCGACCAGGACGCGATCCGCGAACCGGCGATGGCCAGCACGGTTACCCGGTTGAACCAGGATATCGACGGCCAGGCTGGCAGCGATCGCGTTCCAGGAAAGAACAACGGGCCGATGAAAGCCGTAGGTCGCAGCAGGCGCAACAGTTTTGCCAGAGAGACAAAGTACACCGTTGGAGAACATGGGCAGACCGCCCAGCATCGCTCCGGGCGGGACGATTTCGACTACGACGAAACCCGTAACAAACGCAGCGTATGGACGGTGGCCACCGCGAGCTACAAGGGCGCGCATTTCGCCACTTTCCCACCTGATCTTATCCGGCCCTGCGTTCTTGCCGGTGCGCCCCGCGGTGGCATGGTGCTGGACCCGTTCGGCGGAGCTGGCACCACAGCCCTCGTCGCAATGCAGGAGGGGCGCAAATCGTTGCTTTGTGAGATCAACCCGGGCTATGCCGCCATGGCTGAACGCCGGATTGCAGAGGCCTGGCTCGCCGGCGCAGCGCAGATGGATGTGTTTCACGACGTCGTGGCTGCTGCGCAATAGGAGTTCGCCACAGCCCGCCGGAAAGTCGACGGGTAGCCAGGACAACGGGCCGGGCGAACGCTGAAACCATAGCCGCGCGCAACGCCGGCGTCTGCAAGACCTTTCCGAAACAACCACTCAACTTTCAGAAGCCTGCCGAGCGCGGGCTAGGCGGAGCCATGCAATACGACATCCACGAAAGACGTCCAGACGGCGGCGTAGGCCGCCTTCTCGACGTGATCGACCGAACCCCAGAACAACGCAAAACCGGGCTCTTCGTAGAGTTCGACGGCGATTTCACCCAGTGCTGACCGGAATCAGAAACTTCATTGTCCTGACTGCTGAGCGGTGGGAAATGATGAAAAGGAGAGATGAGATATGACTATCGAGTTCTTATCACATGAGGATGTTTGTCAGCTGACTGGCGCAAGGACAAAGGCCGGACAGATCGCAGTTCTCGTTCGAAATGGCATTCGCCACACTATCAAACGCAGTGGATGGCCATGCGTGATCTCGGCCGCGCTTGTCGGTAGACCGGTAGATCCGAAAGAAAAACTAACCTGGAAGCCACGCAAGGCGGGATAAATGGGACGCAGACCGACAAAGCCTGGGAGCATATCCCGGCTCAGGGAAAGGAAGCGCGGAAAGCTGGTGTACTTCACCTACGACCTTGGCGGGAAGCCACGCAAAGAGATCTATCTTGGGAAGGATTACGGCGTTGCGATCATGGAATACGCTCGCCTCGAGCGCGACCGTACCGCAACTGAAGCTGCAACTAAGGTCATTACTTTTCGCTACGTGGCAGAGAAGTACCTGGTTGAAGTTGTTCCAACAAAGGGTTCAAACACCCAGAAAGACAACCTCCGGGAAATGAAGAACCTGCTGGCATTCTTCGATGACCCACCCGGGCCACTCGACAACATCGAGCCCATACACATCAGGCAGTATTTGACCTGGCGTTCCTCTGCACCAGTTCGTGCGAATCGCGAGAAGGCGCTCTTCAGCGCCATCTGGAACTACGCGCGCGACAAGGGATATACGGCCCTGGCAAACCCATGCTCTGGAATCAAGGGGAACAAAGAGACCGGCCGCGATACCTATGTTGAGGATGACCTGCTTAAGCGTGTGTATGACAAGGCAGATGTAGGCCTTCGGGACGCTTTGGATTTGTTTTATCTGACTGGCCAGCGTATCGGCGACACTCTAAAAATGGACGAGCGCGATATTCGCGAAGGTCGCTTAACTGTTCAGCAAGGGAAGACAAAGGCCAAACGACGTATCGAGATCACTGGAGAATTGAAGGTGGTTCTTGATCGAATCCTGGCAAGAAAGGCTTCCCACAAGGTCCGCTCGACGCGGCTGATCGTTTTGGAAGATGGCACGCCGATGACGACGGCAATGTTGCGGAGAAGGTTTGACCTGGCCAGAGAAGCCGCTGGAGTGGCCAAGCCTGAATTCCAGATGAGGGATCTGCGGGCAAAAGCCGGCACAGACAAAGAGGAGTCAAGCGATATCGTCCAGGCCCGCGACCAGCTCGGCCACACAACGGTTGTCATGACGGAGCATTACATCAGGAATCGAAGGGGGAAGAAGGTTTCGCCAACCAAGTGAATTGCGGCAACAATCTAGGATTGCGGCAATTCACTTGTTGCGTGCTTGCGGCTTTATAGGCCGCAAACCCTTGAAATAGATGGTGCCCGAAGCCGGAATCGAACCGGCACGCCCTTACGAGCGGGGGATTTTAAGTCCCATGCGTCTACCAGTTTCGCCATTCGGGCGGTAGCGCGGTGTTGCAATCTGAAAGGCTTGAATTGCTTGAGCCGTTTCAGCGCCTTGCGGCAAGGGGGTGAAATATATACATCCCCTACCCTTGAAGCAAGTTCGTTGGCGTCAAATTCAAGACTGGATGTCGAGTGCGGCCAAAAACAAAAAGGCTCCGTAAATCATCGATCTACAGAGCTATTTTTATAAGTGGGAGCAACTGCCAGAACCGAATCGGCGCAGATAGAACCGCATTCCACTGATAAAACCAGATATTTCAATAGGTTAGCACAGCAAAAACGGCGTAACCATCTGATTTTAAAAGGCTTGCAGCTTGTCGTTCAGATAAAGCCCGACTCGCCTAGATCCCGCCTCCAACACCTTCCACAGCGCGGGCATAAGCTACCGTCGCCACCTCGATCAGGGTCTTGCGCTCTTCCCCGTCGATAATTCCCTTCGCCTTGAAGTTGTCGACGAGCCGCAGCAGCTCATCGTACTGCTCCTGGGCATCCATCCGGACTTCGGGATTCGTCAGCAAGTCATGAAAGGCGGAAAACGCCTGCACCTTCGCGTCATCGTACATGGCCGACTCTCCAGAAATATATGTTCGGTAGAGGGCGCAATATCTCAATGGGTTCGTTATGTACGACGTACGGTGCAACCCAACCGACTTGGGATCGAGGATGGCGGCCCTATGGGCCGGCAGCGTCGAAGAGGCAGACCAAGAACACGACACCTGCGGCAGCTTCTATCTGAATGGGTGCCCACCCTGACCAGCTGTTGGCCGTTCAGCAATCCATCGTAAACACACCTGGCCGGGCAAGCGTGACCACTCTATCCACAGCGGCCGCGCATGTCTCGAAGACAATTCTGAAGAAAGCTGAACGGTTTGAGAATGCGTTCTTCCAGCCAAAAAAATCGCAGATCGTTGATCTACGGGCTTTTCAGTTTGGAGGTCGAGTTCACCTTCTCCAGGCTTATGTTCGGTCGAAAGCGCAGGCTTCAGAGTGTTTGTTGAATACGCCGTGGGTAGAAGGCTCCGGCGAACTCGCCCCGGTTGTGCACTTCTATCTCCACGCCCCCCTGGAATGGGGCCGGAAGCATTTTAAGAATCGACTGATACCTGGGGAAATCCAACGTCACTAGTATTCCCGCACATTTATCAGGACATGCCGCGAAAGTCCCGCCCCCCATCGCATTGATTTATGAACACTTCCACATGGAAGAGGCGCACTGATGTCTCTTTCAACTCTTTTGAGAAGTGTCATGAAAAAGTACCTTGCCGTGAGTGCGGCGTTTGCCGGATTCCTGTCGTTGTTTGCCCGGCCCTCCCATGCCGGTATCTCATTGGATGGAACTCGAATAGTACTGACTGGACCGAAGAAGGAGGCTTCCATGTTGGTGCTGAACGATGAATCGACCGCCATCATGATCCAGTCCTGGATCGAGCCTTTCAGCGCCAGCACCGATCAGGACGTACCCTTTGCCCTTACCCCTCCCCTGAAACGCCTGAACGGGAATGCCCGCCAGCAGTTGCGGGTTCTATATCAAGGCACGGGGCTACCGGCGGACAGGGAGTCGGTGTTCTGGTTGAGCGTGCAGGAAATCCCCCAGAAGTCGAAGGATGAAAACATCCTGCAGATTGCCGTGCGCCAGCGCATCAAGTTGTTTTATCGGCCCGCCAACCTGCCAGGCGACATTGACCAGACTCCATCCAGATTGAACTCCAAGGATGGCAAGCCGGGCCTGGAAGTCAGGAATGACTCAGCGTTTCACATTTCATTCGGCACGGTGAACCTCAAGAGCGGCTCGAACAGCTATCCGGTTCCCATGACAATGCTGCTTCCCTATTCAAGCCAATCATTCGCGATCGAGAGAGCTTCTTCCTTGGTTCCAGGCGGTACAACAAGGATCGAGTTCGAGAGCCTTAATGACGACGGAGTGCCTGTACAACACTCAGGCGACATATCCAGCTGAGCGTAGTTAAAGATCAGAACTCTTTGTTGGTTGCTTAACCCGGCATTTGTTATCGGCTGAGTACCACTTGTTCGAGCACATGTCTGGCCAGCCAATACAGGTTCTCGAGGCAGACTTTGAGGGGCTTCAAAAGGGTCTCCATAAAGCTTTAACGCGGCACTCCCCGGTCACTCAGAGCAGGCAATTACGAAGCGAGGGGGCTCGCCGAGTAGTGCCATTACCAAGCCATCAACGTAGCCAATAAGAAGCCCGTAGATCATTGATCTACGAGCTTTTCAGTTTGGAAAAAAAGCTCGCTTCTGCAGCAGGCCTTTTTTGTGATTCAGAGACATCACAAGGAAACATCCACACCATCATCTATGGGGCTACAGCGAGAAGGCCAATGGATAGATCGCGACCTGCTCGACCGCGGCCAGCCAAGGCATCAGCCCCTCTTCAAAATCTCCCCGCGCCTCCCCAATGACGCCCGAACACAATCTAATTTTTTCCCAGCAGTCGCCACTTAAAATCCCAACTCATCACAACCCATACGATTGAATATTAAAACATCCTTAACATGTACAAAGAAGACTAATAGACACAGCTGGAAAGTTATTTCCAGCATAGAAAATCAGCCCCCCCTCAAAACACACAACAAAAAACCTGTATGGCTCTCTAAATATTTCAATAGGCTTCCTATCTAGAGACACGAATATAAGAATCGTCTTATTGAGTACAGGTGCACTTCCATTGAAAATAGACAACTCCGCCAGCCTCTTTAACGCATCACAAACCAAGAAATATAGATACCCCACCCACTTATCAAGCAAAAGCACCGAACAGCAATTATAAATCACCTCGACAGCTGACTCGAACTCATACCAACCTTATCGTCAGATTAATACCATGCCATATAATACTTACATTTCCACCACCATACTGATTCTAACCTTACTGTTATTTACACCAGCACAAGCATCTGCAGCAGGTTGGTTCAACCCAATGACATCCAGTATTACATTGCCTGCAAGCATCACTGTCCCAGGAAATGCTGAGGTTGGATCGGTACTATGGACATCCACCCCGGTAGTTTCTCAACTGCAAGATAGAGCGGTGGCTAGGGAAACTGATACGATTTGGGCTACTGTGAGCAATGGAAAATTGGCCTCAGGATTTACTGATGTCTATCAGACCGATATTTCTGGTCTGGGGGTCAAGTGGTGGGGCAAATGGAAAGCCCGGAACTTCTCGGGCGGCACCACCCTCCCAATCACCGGTCCAAATACGAATAATCCTGGTTCAACTGGTTGGAAAAATGGTGACTCCTACCCGCAAACCGTCTGGGTGGAACTAATAAAGACAGGCCCAATTCAAAAAGGAACTTTATCAGTCAAAACTGCCACGACAATGAAGTTCAACTGTTCGCTAGGAGATTGCAAGAACTGGGATGTCACTGTTTTAAGCACAAGCACCATATTGGCTGGACCGACCTGTACTGTTTCCACGCCCGTGATTCCGGTATCGCTGGGCCACGTCGCTACTACAACGTTCAAGGGCGTGGGCACTACGTCTACTCCACGATCTTTCGCTATTACCTTGTCTTGTTCTGGCGGCGAGCCGAATACTGCGATCAGTTCCTATGTCACACTGACAGATGCGGCCCACCCAGAGAACACCTCCACCATCTTGTCGCTAAGCTCTGGGTCAACAGCGTCCGGGCTGGGTATTCATATCCTCAAAGAGGATGTCGTGCTCGGTTATGGGCCCGATTCCACCACCGCTGGGAATACCAATCAATGGAAAGCGGGCACAATCACACAAGGCATGTCCGTTTTCCAGATCCCACTGAGTGCGCGTTATGTGCAAGTTGCCCCAAACGTATCGCCGGGAAGCGCAAACGGGTTGGCGACTTTCACCCTAAGTTATCAGTGAATACGGATCAATGTGTGAGCTCACGCACACACGCTTGGGAGATCGTTCCTCACTCAAAAAATATCCCCAACTAATATTATTCAAAAGCCAGATTCACCTGAATATTATCTACAACTTTCACCATAACCTTCGACGCAATGAATGCAGTGCTTTAAGGTTGCCAGAGTATATCTTGGTAGTTTGGTGCAGCGGTAGATTCAGGCGATCAGAATCACTCAAGAGAGGATATATAATGAGATCTACAACAAAGAAAAAAGCACACGATCATCACACCACTATGCACGACAGCATTAGTAGTTGTTGCCGCATCACCATTTGAGAGAGCAGCTGCGGCGCTAATAAACGTATTCGATCAATCGTTATCACTCCCGCAAAATACGACCAACGGGAGCATACTAGCGCGGCAGTACATCACACCGATGCAGGCGTGCGGTAAATCTGAGTGTTCTTTCAATAAATTAATGAACTACCCGGATGGTGGATTCTGGTCGAGCCCCGGGCCGACGGTAAAAATAAACGTTTCGGGTATATCTACTCGTTTGCTGGTTAATGGAAAAGCATACGCAACAGGAGTTTATTCGCCGATCACTTTCAGCCAGCCACTTGAGGTGCAGTTGCTCAGCGATGGTCAACCAAATTTAGGCGGTCGTCTTACGAAGGGCTCAGGCTTTTATACTTTAGAATTACCGGAAACCGGTATATATGCCGTCATCCAACTGTCTGGAACAGTCACACCAATTACCGGAACCTGCTCGGTGCCGAGTCAGACCGTGATATTGCCCAAAGGGTTGTTGAATAAATTAGGTAACGTCGGTTCGACAATCGGCATGAAGAACTTCCAGGTTAAGATCAACAACTGCCCGAAGGGGTACAACCGAATTGGCTACCTGCTTGAGCCGGTCGGCGGCGTAATCGAAAATGCGCCGGGCGTGTTACCGCTTACCGGCGGCTCAACCGCCAGCAGCGTGAAGATCCAGATCACCGATGACAAGGGGCAACCAGCAACCATGGAGACCTCGATACAAGTGGACGATTACAGAAAGGAAACCGGTGGTTCATATGCGATTCCCATGCAGGCGTCCTATATCAGGACTGGTTCAACGGCCACACCGGGAACGGTAAATGGCGCGTTGAACGTGCTACTGGACTATCAGTGATCCTTCATGGCTGCAGTCCTCGCAACATTCCCCCCAAGCGGCGCAGCCATGGGTAATCAGGGCTTCGAGTGGATAAAGGCCAATCGACAAAATGCTGCAGGCCCGCTCGCACGTCAGTCCCGCTATTCAGGATCGACCCTGCGCCGCCATCAACTCCCCCGCTCTTTTATCAGCCTGCGGCAATGCGTAACCGGTCGCCAGCATCAGCAAACACCTGGTAGCAGCAGACGGGGCCGGGCCTCTTCAGCAAGGTGTTGCTTGAACACAAAGCCTTGCAGGGGACTCCAATCACCAGCCTGAGCGGCTTGAGAATGAGCGCGGAAACGATCCTGAAAAGGCCGAAACGATGCTTTCCTCCAGCCAATAAAAAACCCCGTAGACCTTGATCTACGGGGTTTTCAGTTTGGAGGCCGAGGTCGGAATCGAACCGGCGTAGGCGGATTTGCAATCCAGATAAAACATCAACACTTTCAATGAGTTAATGATAAATCCGTTCCGCAAGTACCGTTCTCTAGAAAGGCTGGAGCCCACGTCCTACACGGGCCCTAATTTTGATTGCGGAACTGGTTGTAGACTCTCCTAGCGGTTCAGAACCCCAAAGCATCTCAACTGTTTTAGCCAAACCGTTTCCGCTTAATGTCGTCACTGATATGGATGAAAGGGTCCCAATTGAATGGGCCGGTCTGCTTCAGGTGACGGTCCAACAGGACGAACTCGAGGGTGTACCAGACGTCCCCCGCCGTTAAGGCGGTGGACTGCCAAAGAGTGTAGGTCACATCGGTTTTGGCGATGGTCTTTTTGTCCTTTTCCAGATAAGGCACCGGGATAGGAGAGAAGTTAAGGGGGCGAGGGGGGTCTATGGTGCCGGTACTGTCCTGCACTGATTGCCCCACGACACTGGTGATCAATGCGATACGGTCGAAGTTGCGCGAGAGGGAGGTGGCACGCCAGCGGATGATGTCGCCCTCCTTGACGTTTACCTTCAGCTCGGCGCCGCCATCATTATTGCCGACCGAATCGTGATTCACCAGCATGGCGATCGAGCCTTGTACATCATGGGGATGGGCGATCAGGTAATCGGCATCAACAGTTACAAGTATGTCAATGGTCTGCGTTGCTCCAGACATTTTGCTGCTCCTTGGCTGAAAACCGCGACCTCAAAGGGCGTTCGGGCCACCCGATCCCTGGGTGCAGTCACGGGGAAATAATGGATGACGGCCTTATGGAGTCAAGGTGCGGAGTTTGATATTGACGCAGCGGTGGCGAAAGACGGTTGATATATCCTATTGATTTGCTTCCGCCCCCCAGCAATCTCGTACTTGGCACCGGGTCGTTATCCGACATCATCAATGAAACAATGTAGACAACAGGTGTCAGCAATCACTTTCAATTTGTGCTTCCTCCCCATGGATCCCAATAAAAATGGGGACAGATTTATTTAATCCCAAGCGGAAGCCAGGTAATAAGCACGACGTTAGAATCGTGGTCGCCGCAGATGCTCCCCCCCAGCGCCCTCCCACTCCCTCATTCCTGATAAACTCCCTCCCCCGCCTCACGCTTCTTTTATTCAGATACCCATGCCCCATTCAGCCGCACCAACCATCGCCCAACCGCTCTCCCGCCGCTTCTCCGTCGCCCCGATGATGGATTGGGAGGCTACTTCTTCCAATCCTTGATCTACAAGGGCTGAGAACACCGAAATTTCTTCATGTACCAATTTTGTACCGAGCAGCTCAGCCCGCTTGAGCTACCTAGCTACCCGCCCCCTTCAAATCCCCCTCCCTCCCGCTGGCTCCTTCGAGTACCATTCTTGCTTTCCAAAAATGACATGGACCGCCAACGCTCATGCCTAGAACCTCGGTCACACCTTCTGATCTACCGAAGTCTATTTGCTTCTTCAACAACAAAGGGGGGGTAGGTAAAACTACTCTGGTCGCCAACCTTGCCGCAGAGCTGACTCTTAATCACGGAAAGAAAGTTCTCGTCATCGATGCAGACCCACAATGCAACTTGACCCAGTATGTCTTAACCGACGAAGACTTCCTTAAAATTTACACCAGCAAAGACCCACACACTATCTACAGTGTAATTCACCCACTTTCGACCGGCAGAGGCTACACCACTGACTTGCCGATCAGCAAAACCAAAAACTTCGGATTTGATGTAATTATTGGCGACCCACGGCTAGCTCTGAAAGAAGACTTGCTCGCACAAGATTGGCGAGAAGCGAAAGCAGGTGGCATTCGAGGACTGAGAACTACGCTCGTATTTCATAATGTCATCGAACAAGCCAAGAATTACGATTACATATTCTTTGACATGGGCCCATCTCTCGGAGCGATCAACCGAGCTATATTGTTAGCTGTTGATTTTTTCCTAGTACCGATGGCAATTGATATCTTCTCCAGCTGGGCGCTCACAAACATAGGCGAGGCCGTTAAAGTCTGGGAAAAAGATCTTGAATTTGGCATGCGCAACTCGGAAGACCCAAGCGAACTTCCCGCTGTCACCATGAAGAAACTCCGCTTCTTGGGGTATGTCACTCAACAGCACAAAGAACGGAAAGAAAACGAAGCCACCCGAATTGTTGAAGCCTACAACAATATAAGTAAAAAGCTACCTGAGATCGTCAGCAAAAATCTTAGCAACTTCTACCCTAAGACACTCAACCCGCACATCGGTGAAATCAAACACCTGGCGAGCCTTGCTCCTAAATCGCAGACACTTCACCAGCCGATGATAAACGTTACAGCCGTCGGCAGCTATTCATCCATGCGGAAACAAGCTCGTGAAATCTACAGCGGTTTAGCTGCGCGATTCATGGAAAACGTTGAAATCCTTGACAAGGAAATTAGGGAGCGGTCCTGAGTGCCTACCATTAACCCAGACCTGATCAACGACTTAGCCCAACGGCGTACTGCAATCTTCGTGGGCGCAGGGGTATCCTCGGGCGCAACTACTGTCGCCGGTGAGCGTATGAAGGCATGGCCTGACTTCCTAACCGAAGCAGCACAGTCGTTAGAAGATAAGAAACTAAAAAAACACGCGATCGATCTTATCAAAAGCCAAGATTACCTCATGGCTTGCGAGATGATTAGTCGGGGACTTGGAGTTGAACCCTGGAGGAAGATTCTTACAGCTGAATACAACCAACGAGGAAATCCAAGCGACCTTCACAGACTAATAATGAAGCTTAATCAACGACTGGTCCTCACTACAAATTTTGATCTTTACTTAGAAACAGCCTGGAACGAAGTAAACACCAAGGAAACCCACTACCCTAATATCGTTAGATCAATTTCTGAAGATAGTTTCCAAGCGTTCCGGGACTCTGAAAATTACATATTCAAAATACACGGATCCATTGATCAAATAGATACCGTAATTTTCACAAAAAAAGAGTATACCGAAAAGGCTTATGGCAATTGGGCGTATGCCAAGTTCATTGAAACCATCCTCCTTACTCATACCGTAATATTTATCGGATTCTCTCTTAATGACCCCGCGATCGCCCAAGTCATTGAGAGCTATGCCCACAACATCCCCAATGCAAGACCACACTACATATTCCTATCAGGAAAACAAACAGATAAGTTTATCGAGATCAACAAAGAACTGCGAAGAATATTCATCATCCCATATGACCCCAAAAACGGGCACGCCGAACTTACGGAGATATTTACAAAAATTCTTCAACTAGTGGATGCGAGACGCAGAGAAATCGGCACTGCCATTATCAGATCTCTAGAAAACAACTAGGATATAGAGCATTCCGCATTCAACTGCAGATACTACTACTTCTAGGAATCTGCCTCGAAGGCTTTTTCTCCTTAAGAGGTTGAGGACGCTAAGGCCTCACATCTCTCGATTAAAAACCCCAGTTCTCCATGCGGATGCCCAGGCACAGCTGGCACAGAAAGCTTCGAGCTCCACCCGCCTAATTCCGCAACCAGGGCGAAATGGTCGTTCCTTGCCGGTACCAACCTGCTGGCAGCCCACAACCGGTCAATGCGCGTTGTGTCGGACTGGCTCATCCCCGTGGGGACGCTCGCGCGCATACGCTTGCACACGCCGATTGTGCACGGGTATTAACGCAAAAGAGCCCTACAGCCTCAAGTAACAAGGGCTGTAGGGCTTTGTTGACAAAGCAAGAGATTGCGCCGTTTGGCATTAATTGGCGTACGGCTTGCCCCACTTTTGCCCCATCTCTCACCTTAATGAGCAAACAGTTCGCTGAATGCAAATAGGTAGCGAGGCTAGGGACTCGGCCCCTTCACGTATCCTCAAGGATCGCAACTGGCCATGAAAGGCGGCGATCTCGCCTTCTACTGATGAGGTACTACGGCCTGTGCCGGCCACAAATCTGCCCTACGCTTCCTCACCTCAACAACGACTTATAAGCTGCAGAAAGCAGGGCTGCTCTACTTAGCTCTCGAACGGAGTTCACCTTCATTTCCTACGGAAACCATCGCAAATTTCACGGTGCATTAAAGGTCTGGTAGTCAGTAAGGTTCCATCCACTCGAAAACAGTGCCAACGTGTAGATTGCCCCACTGGACATTCTTGAAACTGTTATAGTCTCACTTCCTATCGCTGTATTTGTTGTACCTTTGGGAAACAACCAGTCCCAATTAGTATAACTATCGAGACCGCTCCAGTCTGGCATAACCCCTCGATAAAGCCCCCACCACACATCACTTTTGGTAGCATCTGGAACAGACCAGCCAAGATAGATGGTTGTACCTGATGTAGGCTTAACCTCTGTCAACATATATAACGAAGAATCTAAAACCACACTCTCAGACGTAGATAAAGACGCCTTCGGTGGTATTGGATACAATGAACGACCCCCATCAACAATATCAACTAGAGTCACACCCGTTGCGTCATCATACAAGCGCTTAGCTTTTATATCTGGAAAAACAAAATAAAACTCGCCCATATTTGTCTTACGGGTAAGAACCACTGTATCTTCGGCATACTCCAGATAGGCTTTAGAAAGATAGCTAAATGAGTCGCTTACTAAAAGCTCACCTTCCCGCAGATAAAAAACTGGATTTATTTGACGAACAACACAATCTGTGCCACGTTTTATTTTCGACTGAATAATACCTGGAAGCGAAGGATGATCTCTTTCGCTGACAACAGGTGGCGTATCATCAACTAGACGAACAGGCAAACCAGAAGTTTTGTTTTGAGCACCATAAAACATCACATGCTTTTCGGAAAAATAAGATACATCTTCATTGACACCGACTGGCTTTCTACTTAGAAGTATTGCTTTCATTTTTTCCTCTCAGAGGTTTATCCATCAAAAATTCATCAACAACACCTTATGGCACAAATCACTCCGGCACGGTTCCACTAGCCACAGGCCCCCAAACTCGGTTACTCCGATCGTAGCGTTCCCAGTTCTGGCCTCGTTTTTTCTTATACAGCACACCAAAAGTTGTTCCGCCGAGAATTTGAACCTGATACTCTCCTTTCAGATTGCAGTTCTGAAGCCCTAACACAGGCGAATCGGGGTTTACTTGAAGTGCGTAGACGACCTCTCCAAACTCGGACGCAAGTTTATAATTCAATGCAAAAGACACAAACTGACTCGGAGGAGTATCGCTCGTCTGTATGGCTAGGAGGCGCATCATAAAATAAGTCGGCTCACCCGGAAAACTACCGACAGACGAAGCTTCATGCCTAAGCTGAGGACCATTTTTCCCCCAAAAAGACTTTTCTGAGATACCTCTCCGTATGGCCTTATCTCGAGCATTTTGACCTTTAGAATATATAACCCCATCCAACAACTCTTCGGTATGCCAGTTGCTTGCATCGTCATAGCCACGGTATACCCAAGTCTCAGGGGCTGTTACCTTTGTCCGCGTGACACTTCTGTCATTCACCCTCTCTAAATACAGCTTGGCCTTTTCTAGGGTTACAGTCCCCATAGGAGTACTCCTCTCCCCTTGAGCGATTATTTCCTTAGCCTGAGCGGAAGTGTAACACCCCTCTCGAATAGCCTGCTGTACCGTTACGCCAGCATATGCAGACCCAGCAAATATGAAGAGCGCCCCAACGCAAACTCCAACAAATCCCTTTATCACAGCCATCCACTCCTTTGTTTTCTAGAAGTCTCAACTACTCCATGCGCTACTTAGAACAACCTCCCTGAAAAATCAAGACCAACACTAGCATCCCTACACCTACCATCATCGAGAATTATGTATAGCACACGAACTGGAGAAGGCCTTAAAAAAATTTACCCTCAAGGAGGATAACCACGCATTGATTCAACAACCCAAAAAATCTCAAATGTTTTTAAGGTAGCTCTTACAGTAATACTTCGCGCTAACTGTAATGCAATCAGATCAGATTAAAACATCAGAAAACCGTATCAGAAAGCCCAAAAAAGTTAAGTCGATTACCAACTCATGATTATCAACTCACAGCTCACCTCAGTCATGGCTGGACTTGCAGGCATAGGCTGCGGGTACGGCGGCCGAGCTAGATGTCGATACACCTAGCCCGACCGTTCTTTTTCACTTCGCTGAAACTATTTCTTTCACGTGGTCCTGGCATGCAGCCAGGGCGATCAGTCCTTGATCGCCGTCACCGGTGATCCCGATAATTCGTTGAGCAGTCGCTGGGTCAAGTTCGGCTCTCGCCGCTCCATGAACCAGGCCGCCGGCGCCGGCGGTGGCTGGCACCCTACCGCTACCACCCTGGGCTTTGACGTTGAATAGGACTGACAACCGCAGATCAGCAGTAGCCAGCCGATCCCGCAAGCGAGCCTGAGCTTGTTGAGCATCGTTCATTTCCTTCCAGTGAGTTTGGTCCTGCACCTGCAGGCGGTCTTCCAGGGCGCGCCGGGCCTTCTGCTGTTCCTGGAGCTGGCCGAGCGCTGCCTCCGCGGCGTCCTCCCGCTCTCGGCTGTACTTCAGGTCTTTTGCTGCAAGCTGCTGCTCATACCCGGCCGCCTGCCTTTCCAGTTCTTTGGCCTGCCACCACCACGCGAGGCGCCCACCAACCGCAGCCCCAAGGATCAATGCGAGCATCGTCAACCGCGCCTGCAGGAACATCAGATCAGTACCTGCTCGGCGCGTTTGTAGATCGCCACGCGGTCGTCCAGCCCGTTGAGTCCGCCGTTGATCCGCCGGGTGATGGCCTCGAACGCCGACGGCCCCTTGTCGGCCAGCGAGTTGAGGCCGGCCAGGTGCCAGAACCAACCAGCCGAGTCGGCAGCATGCTCCGGACGCGCGAGTAACTCGGGATGGTTGAGCAGATCGAGGCCCAACGCTTCGCCGCAACGCTGGTAGTTGGCACGACCGGTCACTTGAATCAGGCCACGGCCGCGATACTTTTGGCCGTCGCCGTCGGCCTCGAGCGTGTTGCCCAGCCGCGCCGCGAGCTTGCCGGTGTCGTACTTGGCCAGGTACTGATCGCCGCCCAGCTCGCGGACGTAGCGCAGCTGGCCAGACTCATGGCCGACCTGAGCCAGGAACGCACGCTTACGCAGCGGGGTGACGATGCCCCACTTCACCATCGACGCGTTCAACACAGGAAGAAAAACGCCGGCTTGGGTGCCGGCGTTGGGGAGGATCTGTTGCAGTTGCTTGAGAGTGACAGTCATCTTGAATCTCCAGCTGTGGCCACTCAGGCCGGTTTCACATCGACCACCTTCAGTGGCTTGTCGGATTTCTTTTTCTTGCCCTTGGCCTTCGCCTTGCCCTTCTTACCGCCGTTGCACTCCACCGCGGTCGACCAGCCGGAGGCATCGAAGGTCTGCTCGACGCTGTCGACCAGGTACTGGCCATCCAGCCCCTGCTTGAAACCCTGGGCGTTGATCAAGCGCTCGGCGAACAGGTCGGTGCGCCCGGGCATCTGCAAGCGCACACTGGCAGTGGTGCGGTTGAATGCAGCGAGCTTCGCCTTGGCCGCCTGCTCGGCTGCGGACTTGTTCGGGTAGATATGCCGGTCGGTGTGCACGCCCGGCAGCCCCGAGGGGGCATCGTCATTACCCAGCTCGACCACCACCAACTTCCCGGTCTTCTTGTCCTGGTGCTGGGTCTTCACGGACTTCTGCGCGCTGCGATCCCCGAGGCGGAACTGCCACCGGCTCACGTCCGCCAGCGTGATAGTGACCACCCCAAAGGCCTTGCCGCTGGCACCCTGGCTGGCTTCACGGGGCAGGACCAGAAGCTTGCCGTCCGCGACTTTCGCAGTGCAGTCGTATTGCTTGGCCAGGCGGGTGATGAAGTTGAAGTCCGATTCGTTACGCTGGTCGACGCGGTCGACCTTCGTCTGCACGGGGCAGGCCGGTGCCCAGCCGTTGCGAGCGGCAATGTCGCGGACGATCTGCGACAGCGGCACGCCCTCCCAGCTGCCGCTGCGCGTGGTCTTACCGCTGCCGCGCATGCCACTGGCCTTGCCCCGGATGACCATCGTGCGTGGCGGCGAGGAGACTTCGATCTCGTCGACGGTGTACCGTCCGAGGCGGGCCAGCGCCTGCCCCATATAGCCCAGGTAGACCTCGATCCGCGCGCCTCGAGCGGGCAAGGCGACCGCTGCATCGCGATCATCGATCCGCAGCTCGAACTCGTCGGAGTCCATCCCAGGCTTGTCGGTTGTTCTCAGCAGCAACAACCGATCATTGATCAGCGCCGTGATGTCCGCGCCATCAGCGACGATGCGAAAGGTAGGTTGCATAAGCACTCCAGAATGAAAAAGCCCCGCACTCGGCGGGGCTCGTTGAGGGCTGGGGGTTACCCCCACAGCTCGATAGTTTCGATCGATGGCGCAGCAAGGTCGGGCAGCACGATCACCACCCCGGTGCGGTAGGGCTGCGGCTCATCGGCCAGACCCGGATTCTCCTGCAGCACCAACTCGACAGTGCCGTTAAGGTGTCCGTAGTGCTGGTAGCACAGGGTGTCGAGCAAATCCCCGTCAGACGTTCTGCATGTCGTTGCCATACTTCACGAACTCCAGTGAGAAACCCTGCTTGCGTGGGATGCCGCCAGCCAACAGCGCGCCCTGCTCTTCATCGACGCTCAGCAGGCACCAGGTGCCGAGTACGTCACCGTAACCGGTGACCAGGCTGACCGGTTGCAACCGGCGGGCGATAGCGCGAAGGGTGTCCAGCTGCTTGATCCCCCCCTTGAAGCCGGGATAGATCACCCCCTTCAACGTCATCTTGTCCTCGCCCTGCCCCACCGCCTGTTGCGCGATATCCCGCGTCAGGCGTTCCTGTCCCGCCCAGCGCGCTGCCGTCTGCCGCCGCAGCTCGTCGAACGCAGCGGTGTCCAGGTTGAAGTAATACGGCTGCAACTTGGCATCGAGCGGCTGCAGGATCAGCAGGTGCGGGAAGGGTTTGATCGCCTCGGCCGCCGGCGTCGCCAGCGATGCGAGCGCGCTAGTCGGCAAGATGTTGGCCAA